ATACCTTCTAAGTCTTTTTTAGATTTTTGTTTTGTTGATTTATCGGCAACTAAACTTTTGATTTTTTCGTATGAATGTTTAAAAATGTCCTTATCTTCATTAGAAAATGCGGCTTTAAATCTTTCAAATGCGGCAATTGTTTTTCTAATCTCATCTTCTGTTTCTTCAGTTTCTTTTGAATATTTGTCAACAAGTTTTTTAACTGTTGATTCAGGGTATTCTAATAATATTTTTTTTGTATTATAATTCTCGTTTACAACTTTAGAAAGTACTTTAATTAATTCCATAACGTTTTTTCTTTATAAATATTAGATTGTGGTAAAAAAAATGATAATAAAATCTTTAAATGTCAATATACTATATTTATTTTTAAGTATGGAAAAAAAAGAAGCAACAAAAGTGGGGTGTCAGTCATGTAAAACAAGTAAAAAAATAAAAAACACACAAAAAGTAGTTTTTGTTTTTGGTGGTTTAATATTTTTATTATCGGTATATGGTACTATTAGATTAATACAAGATATATCATCTTTATTTTAATCTCTATCATATTTTACAAATTGATTTATTAGTAAATCACCATTAATCTCAAGTTTAAAACCTTTTCCTTTTACTCTTAATGGTTTTGATGTATCAAACTTTTTTGGGAATTTAATTGTTAATTCACCATCAGGATGTGGTATTGAAAATGAATCTTCTTTTAAATCATCAAGATCAAAAAAAGTATTATAAATTAAATTATTTCCAAATTTTTCAAACCCATTTTCTTTCTCAATCTGAACTCTAACTATTAAATCACCAAAAATTCCATTTCTATAGTCTCCCATTCCTTGTAACCTAAAAAATTGACCATCATCAATACCATGTGGAATTTTAATTTCAATACTTTTCATTTCATCTTTACCCCCACTACCATTACACACAAAACAAGGATTTGGATTAATGGATCCGGAACCAGAACAAACCGGACATGCCATTGCAATCATTTGAATGAACATACCGCTACCCATTTGTTGCATAACTTGACCCATACCATTACACTGTGTACATACTTTTTTATCACCACCGGTACCACTACAAGTATCACAACTTGTTTTTCTTTTATATGTAATTTCTTTTTTAGGTGAAAGGTATGATTCTAAAACACCAATATTTACATTAATATTTGTTGTATGTGTTCTTTGTTGTTGTCTTTGTTGACCAAAAACACTATTGAATAAATCACTCATAGAACTCCCAAACCCACCTCCACGCATTCCGGCAAATGGGTTTTTTCTTTCCGTATCGTATTGTCTTCTTTTTTCCTCATCACCTACTGTATCATAGGCTACAGATATTTTCTTGAACAGTTCTTCGTCGCCACCTTTATCCGGGTGATTTTCTTTTGCTAGTTTTCTATAAGCTTTTTTAATTTCGTCTTGTGTTGCAGTTTCTTCAACCCCTAATATTGAGTAATGTGTATCAGTATTCATTTATTTTTAAATTTTGGTATTTTTATATAATATAGGAAATTGTTTATGAAATATCTAATTGTTTTATTTAAAAATAAAGAAAGAAAACGAATAATCAAGAAATTTAAAACCTATGAGAGGGCAATAAACTTTTTTGATTCACAAATTTTAAAAAATAAAGAAATCATTTTTGATAAAGCAATAGAGAATGGTACTTATTGTTCATTTGAAATTGGTTTACTAGAAAAGGATTCAAATAATTTTGATTTATACTTTGTTAAAGATGATATGGGTAGAAACTTAAAAATTAATCTTGACGATCCGGAATACAAAATATTAAACATTTCAAACTACCTGGTTGAGGAGTTGATATTCGATATTTCAAAAAATAAAAAAATATCTTTTAATAAATTTGTTATAAACTATCTACCAAAAGGTTCAATAAAGTTAATTTCTAAATTAAATAATAAGGTCGTTGTCCAGGATGATGATGTTGTGAATTTATTTTCACTAAAAAGTGATGAAGATTGTTATAGGTTTCTGGGTATTTTAGAAAATTATATGTTTAACAAAAAAAGGTCAGATTGTATCATAGTAACTGATGGTAATATAGCACAAAAAAAATACCTTTATAATCTATTACAATCAAAAGGTATTTCTAAATCAATTTTATACAAACAATCAACAACTCATTTTAAAGGTTGAAAAGTCTTTTAAAGAATCCTTTTTTGGGTTCTTCGACTTTCTCAACCACTTCCTCAACAACTTCATCAACAACTTCATCTTCAAATTTATATGAATTTTCCAAAATAAAAATTATTTCTGTACCAGAAATATCAATTTTTATTTGGTTTTCATCAATTTTTGTATTTTTTAAATTTCCTTTAATATAATTAAAATCCGCATAATCAACTTCGTATATTAAAACAGATTTACTTTTTGGGAATATTGCTTGGGCACCATCAACAATAAGTGCCAATTTTGTTAAGATATCCTCAAAACCGTTTTGATTCGTTTCCATAATGTTTGTTTTTTTGGTTTTGGTATTATTTCATCTTTTTTCATTCCCTTTATTTCTTGAATGAATTTGGTTTTTTCTTTCTCTAGAGTTTCTTTGTCTTTTTTAATCTCGTTCAACAACCACTCCATCGTTTCCTCTTGTTTGGTCTTCATCTTCTATTGTTAAATTAAATTCTTTTATGTCAAATTTTAAAGTCTGTAGTTTATCTAAATTTTGTTTTTCAAATATTTTTTTTAACTCTTCAACTTTATTAAAAAATAATACTTCTTTTTCTTCCAACTCTTTATTATAATCTATAATTGATTTTAGATTTTGAATTGTTTTTGAAAGCTCTTCATCATTAAAATCAGAAACAAAAGATATTAACCTAGTACCTGGTTGTGATTTTTCTTGTTCTACAACCTTTCCTTCTATTGTATATTTTTTTGGTAATTTCCAATTTTCGGGCAATTCAACATCAAAAGACAAATAATTTTTTAATTTTCTTATTGATTTTAGATATGGGAAAATTTTTTCAGTTTCAGTATAAAAAGTCATAATTTTAGTTTAATAGATAAGTTAATACATAAGAAATAAAAAAACCAAAAATAATAGTTTCTCTTTTAGAAATTACCATTTCTTTAGGTGGATTTTGTAAAAGAGAAACTATAAACATTGATAAAATTCTTAGAATACCAAGTAGTGAAAATATAAAAATAAATAAAAATAAATTGTTAATATCTAACATAATTAATTTTTTCTAGCTTCTAAAATCTCACCTCTTAATGTTTTTAAAAATTCTCTCAATTCTTGTGATGTTTTTCTAGCTCTTGTTCCGGCAGTCTTATTACCAGCTTCAAATTTTTCAACATCAACAGTTAGTGAATCGACTAATGTTTTAATTTTTTGGATTGTTTTTTCTTCCGTCATTTTAATAAAAAATAAAAGTTTATTGTTAATAATATATGTGATTTATTTAGTTTGTCAATACATTAATACCATATTACTATCTATTGATCGATAAATCGTCAATAACACATCTAAATCAGATTTTGTAAATGGTTTTTTTCTGTCAAACATTTCTGTAAAAAAATCCGGTATTGATTTTTTTACTTTATCTTCTGAATGTTTGTAAAAAATTTCAATAAAAAAATCTTTAAAATAATCGTAATGATCTCCGGTTTCATTTATTAAAATATTTTCTTTTTCAAAATTTTTAAGATTTTCTTTCCAACACCAATTAAAATGGTTTAAATTATCATCTTCAGACATTGTTATTTTACTTTCGTTATCATCTGAAAAACCACCTAAATACGTGTCATAAATTATCATAGATAATGAATATGTGAAATCATAAAATAATTCCATTTTTTCAAATATTATATTGTTGGTTTTGAACCATATATCAACCTCATTATATTCTAATGGTTTACTGATATAATTAAAAAAATTCTCCATAAGACTATATCCTATGGAGAATTATAAGTTCATTTAAGATTTTGTAAATTATTGAGTCTTTTGACTATACCCCATTAATTGTTGTATTCTACTAAACTCCTCGTTTAATTTTTTATTTTCAACACTTTCTGTTTTTATTTTAATTCCATTACCACCATTTTCACCAACACCATCAGTTACAGGTTGTTTTGATTTACGATAAGCAGTCATTTTTGCTTTATGATATTTTTGTTCTTTTCTTTTTTTGTTAATTCTTTCACCAAGTTCAGTTTCTTCAGCATTAGCCCATTCTGGATTATTACCAGTTCTTGATGAACCAGCAATATTATCGTCCATCCATTTATTATCGTATTGAACTTCGTCTGGCACTAAATCCTCCATTCCTGGGTGCATAAAATCATCTAAAAATTCTTTACCATCATCAGACATTGTATATTTTTTTGTGTTCATCTTAGCTAACTGACCATTTCCTTTAGGAAAATGTTTAGGGTTTGTTTCATACTTACCTTTAGAACCATCTTTTAGATAGTCTGTAAGTTTTTTGGCAACAGAGTCAAGGTATTCTTTATTTTCTTTACCAGATCCTTTATGTGCTTTTTCATATGCTGAAAGTCCTTTTGGTTGTACACCTTTTTTAATATTATCTTTTTTCTTTTCTTCATTAACAATTCCTTCGATGATATCAATAATTTCATTTTCAGTAAACAATGCTGATTCTTCGCCATCAACTAATCTATATAATGTTTCTTCTAAATTTGAGTTATCAGTATATTCTCTATCACCAAATTTAAATTTACCACCTTTTTTAGTTTTTAATAAGGCACCAGTGAAAGCATTTCCTTCCTCAACTTCTTCATCCATTCCTGCGGTAAAATCTGAAGCTCCGGTACCAAATTCTAAAATATCACCTTTTTTCATTCCACATTCAACACACTGTCCTTCATAAAATTCACTAGAACCACATTCACAAACATTATCTTCCATATATTCACCTTTATTACCGCACTCCATACATTCTTTTTCTTTCATCTCACCTCTTAATCGTTTGAAGTCTTCTCTATCTAGTCTACCGTTTTTATTTGTATCTAATTTACTTTGTTTACCATACAATTTTTCCATAACTTCAGCTGACATATTTCCACATTCCATACATTCCCCTTCAACCATAGGTGAACCACATTCACAAGTTTCACCTTCAGCAACATAGTCAAATGAGGTTGGTGCATTTTTAAGTTTTGCGTAAATTGAATCTGCTTTTTCTTCAAGTGTTTCTGTTAAAATTCGATTTACCAATCTATCTAAATAATTTTTACTACTATTCATAATATATTTTTTTATAATAAATACTTACAAGTTTTTGTTTATTTTGATTTCCTGTAATATTATTTCTTTAATATTATCTTCACTTAAACCATACTTCATTGACATTTTTTTGATAGTAGTTTTAAGAGTTTCATTTTCAAAAATATTAAGAGCTTTAATATCACCTTGATTACAATATGGAAATCTTTTACATTTTTTTTTAACCTGGACGAATTTACCTCCTGGAATTTGTGTTTTTGATTTACCTCTCCAATCTTTTTTACTTGTTGATTTAGCCCAAGCTTTAGGTGTTACATAAACACCAACACCAGCACCAGCACTGGTAGCTTCTTTAGTTTCAACTTTCTTTTTTTCTCCTAATGATAACATAGGTTCAAAAGTTCCTGACATGCCACCAGTTGACATAGCCTCTTTATTTTCTTCTTTTTTACCTCGACTATTAAGAATAGAATTTAAAAATTCATTCACTTGTTCGGAATCTTTTAGATGTTTTTTTATTTCTTGTCTTATTTTTGTATTAGACAATTTTTTATTTTTAACCAATTTAAGAATCTCAAGTATTGACGATTCTTTTTTTAAGAATTTCAATGGTTCGTAATCCATATCTTCTTCTCTTAATTCTTTAGCATTATTCATCACTGAAGCTCTGGCTTTTGCGGCATCTGGTCCTAGAACTTGATTGTCAGTTAAAGCAGCGTTTAATGATTTTTCAAAATTATTTATTAAATCCATTACATACCTTTAAATTTAGACTCCCAGAAACTTCTTTGTTGATACATTATTGTATAAAATTCTCTGAAAGATTTGATTATCAAGTCTTTTAACTGACCGTCTAATTTACCACCTCTTTTCATCTCTTTTGAAATCCTTTCAACAAGTTTATCCTCAAATTGTTTTGTTGTATTTGAGTTTAGAAAATCTTTAATTTCTTTTCTAACTAACGTTTCAATTTCCCTTTTATCTGATTGACTTAGTGGCATTATTTAAATAATTGTATATAGGTTATTGTTGCAAAAACAAATCCTGAAACAATCTCAATGATGTTGTTTTTGATTTTAATTTTTTTTAATTGATCTCGTAAATCTTTATTATCCTCTTCAATCAATTTGTATTTTTCTTCGGTACTTTTTATAAGTACTTCACTATTACGATCTTTTTCTTCCAAATCTTTAATTACTGTATCTTGTTTGTTTGTTTTTTTAACTAATTCATCAATTTCTTTTTTATCTAAAATTGATAATTTTTTTAATTTATCTAACTCATTTAAATCCTTTAAGACTTCTCTTCCAATCTCGGATGGAAAACAAATAACACTAGTATCTTTTATTTCTTTTTGACCAAAAGTCAAAAATGAGAATGTTAAAAAAATAAATAAAATTAAATTTTTCATAATTAATATTTGTATCTAGCTTTAAAGGCACTATCAATTTGTTTATTTGTCCATTTAGGAATTTCCTTATCTTTTATCTCATAATAGTTATTAACTGTTGTTTTTTGTGATTTAATATTTTCAATATTTTCATCAATTCTTTGTATATCTTTTTTACTAACCGCTATTGAGTCGTCTAGGTCTTTTTGTTTCTTTTTTAAATCTGTAATTTTTAAATCCAATTGATCTAATTTATATTTTAATAAATCACTTTTATCTGGTGCTGGAGTAAAAATTTTAATTAATAAAAAAATTGTGGTTATTGTTAATATAACCAACATAATTTCTTTAAAGTATTTTAAAAAAAATTGTTTCATTTATCACTTGTTTTTTTTCTAACGGCAATAACTTTTGACCATTTTGTTTTAAACTTCTCATAATAAGTTTTAAGTTTTTGAATCATTTCAAGGAAATCTTCGTCTATTTGCATCATTGTTCCATTTATATAAACGCCGTTATTTTCTCCTATTGAAAAGAAGAATTCAACGTCATATTCCGTTATTTTTCCGGACCATTCTACATTATTTGGGTATAGATTTAATTTGTTGAAGTCAACAATTTCTGAAACCTCTGAAACAAATTCATCCATACTTTCTTGAAAAGCGGTTTTGTCATCAGTTGTTAGTTGTAAATCTTTTGTTTCTTTACCATGAATGTATAATATTCCACCTGAAATTCTATAACCCTTTTTTTTGTCTGATTTTATACTATCACTATCGTCTTTTTCTTCGTCATCAGCTGTTTCATATTCAATATCTCTTTCAATACTTTTTTTAGGATTATCTCTTTTAGTTATATTATTTGGTGTGTCGATTTTACCATCTTCACCTTGTTCTAAAATAAGTCCATATCTTTTTTTAATTTCGGTAGATTCCTGAATTAATTTTTCACCACCTAAAATTGCTCTAGATTTTTTTAATAAATTTCTAATTTCTTCACTATTACTCATTGTCTAATTTTTTAATAAAATATTCAAAATCAAAAGCCGGACTTAAATCTGTAGCATCTTCATCAATATTTGATCTTGTTATGATACCACTAAATGTTTCCAATCTATTTGTTTTTGTGTTATGTCCGATACAAATTGGACTGATTTTAAATTTTTCGGAGAGTTTTATACACAAATTTGCAGTTTCATCTAACTGTTTTTTTGTATATGGTTCCCAGAAAAAATAATCTCGCCATTTTTTATCAAAAACCTTTTCCTTATAAATACTTCCTAACCAATTAATGTGATAACTTTTTAATGGTTGTTTTTCCAACCAACCTAAATTTTCTAAAGAAATTATTATCGATTGTTTATCGTATATTGGGTTGTTTAATAATTTACCGTAATTTTCATCATCCATTGTTTGTAATATAATACCTTCTTTTGTTATTATATAATGCGGTAATTTATTATATTTGTTGTTAAACCTATGTCTTAAACTTGTTAAGTACTCGTCACCATTTCTAGAAGTATGTGTTAATATTATTTGGATTTTCTTATCTTCTTTACCGATATGATTATAAATTTTTTTGTCAAGTATTTTAGACATTTTTTGTATATGTTAATCTTTTTATACTTGATTCAAGTGGTAAGGACTCAGTTGGTATAAAATTTTCTTTTGTTGTTGTGGTTGTTTCTACAACCCAATAATCCTCATTCTCAAAATATTCTTCATCATTAGCTTGGTCGGTACTTGGTCGGTGGTTAGTCGGTACTTGGTCGGTTTCTTGTACGGTAACTTGTATGGTATCATGTATGGTATCATGTATGGTAACTTCGTCTTTCCGTTTCCCTTTAAATGCTTGATTTGTTGCAATAACTAAAGTAATTGCCAGTGGATCAAAAACAAAAATTAAAATCAAGATAAAAAGGTTTGCGGTTCTTTTAACATTCCAATCTAATAATTCACTAATATATTTAATAGCACCTAACTCACTTCCGGATATCTCCTGGGATTGCATATCAAGAATCTTAACATCAAGTTTTGTAATACTATCATTAAACGTATCAATTTTTTTAGATATTGTGTCACGTCTTACTTGAGCTTCTTTTAGTTGTCCTTCAAATGATTTTCTATTTGCATTATTTGCTCTTGTAATTAATTGACCAGTTTTTTGATCGACAGTTTGTGTTGTCGTGTTATTAGAAAGACCATCTCTTAATTTTGTTATATCACCATCAAGAGTTGTTTTTTCTTTTATTAATTCAAGTTTTATCTCTTCAAATCTTTTTTTCTTTACTTCGACATTTTTTATTTGTTTTTCACCAATTTCAAGTTTTGCGATATTCCCTTGAAACCCGGTACTTAATAGTCCGTAAATACCAAGTGATGTTATTACAGATAAAGTAATTAGTGCTATTGTCATATAGATTTTTAATGCACCATACGTTTCTTTCCACTTGTCGTGAAGATATGTTGCTATCGCTATCTTTGATATTTCAAGGAATGTTCCCATAATAATGACTGGTATTGCAACACCAACAAATACAACTGATAGACCAACAACACTATAATATGCGGCGGTTCCGGATAAACCTAAAGCACAAAATAATAAAAACCAGGGTAAAAATTTTTCTTTCATATTTTATATATTATAAATAAACAACTTGTATATTTAAAGTATTAAATTGTTCAAGGGTAACTCTTTTAGCACTTTTATTCTGATCTTTGGTTTTTAAAAAATTACCATTTTCCGAAAATGCTGATGTTATTATATTAAAAAAATTCCCATCTTTACTAATTAAAAATTCCATATAATCAAAATTTTTATCATCTTCATTATCATCTCTTTTTTTTATGAAAATTAGTTTATTATTTTCTGGGTTTATTTTATTAAAACTTTCATAAACTTTGTTTAATTCAGACCTAAAAGTATTTCTAACCATGCTATCTGGTACCGCCAATCTTGGTTGAGCTTGAAATTTAGAACGTCTTGTTTCGATATATTCTTTATATAATTCAACTATTTCATCATATGAAAGATTTCCAAATCTTTCCTCTCTCTGGTGATATGTAGATTTTAACTGAATTAACTTATTATCAATTAATTCTGAAAAAATTAATTTACCGCTTTCTTTTTTTCTACCACTTTCAAATAAAATAGTATTTTTTAATACGTTAATAAGTTTCATATTTATAAATATACAAAAAGGTGGGTTTTGGCCCACCTTTCTGATTTTCCAATAATACGACTTGAGGAATTTAAACCCGACACTCTAACCGCGGTATCACGACGACTTACGACCCTAGGAGTAAGCTTCCCAGTCTTTGTGTTAACCACATTGACAATACAAAGATATAAATATTTTTTAATCTACCAAAATTTCTTGACGAATATTTTTAAAAATATGTGTAATTACATCTACGGTCCAACCATTTCCTAACATATTAAACCTTTGTGTATTTGATACCATTGATGAGTAATTATCTGGGACCGTCTGTAATCTTTCACATTCAAGTGGTGAAAATAACCTATCCTCACCAGTTACAGCTTTTATCTCCAAATAACATTTTGGTGTTATATTTTTACCCCATCCGTGTGCCAATTCACGGGTAAGTGTTGGTGCCTTGCCAGTTGCTTTATAATTTTTAGCATAATAAAGTTGTGCTTGTATTGTTTTTGGTGGTAGTATTTTATGTTCTCCAGAATAATCAATAATATCTTTAACTAAGATTCCCTTATCTTCCGGTTGTTCAATGCCTGGTATATTTGTCCAGTATAATCTTTCTCTACTTTGAGCTGAAACCAAATTACTATTTATTCTTATTGGTTCAACACCCATATGTTCTGTAATTACTTGTTCGTGTTCTTTTTTCATTTTAACATTTTCAAGTAAAAAATATTTTGGGTTTAATTCTTCTTTTAATCTAACAAATTCAAAAAACAACTTACTTCTTGGGTCGTCAAAATTTAATCTTTTGCCGGCAAATGAAAATCCTTGACAAGGTGAACCACCAAACATAATATCAATTTTTGGTAAATCACTTCCTTTAACATCTAAAATATCACCAATCTGAATTGTTTCCGGATAATTGTGTTGTGTTACCTGGATAGCGTATTTATCAATTTCTGAAGCAAAATACTTATCATACTTTATCCCAACTCTATTAAGAGCAATCTGTCCACAGGACATTCCATCAAATAAACTTAATACATTCATAGTCCTTTAAATATATGTGAAATTACATCAACTGTCCACCCATTTCCAATCATTTTTTTTCTTTGGTTTAAAGAAACTAATGAAGTGTAATTATCTGGTAGTGTTTGTAATCTTTCATATTCAAGAATGTTGAGTTCCCTCATAATATTATTAACAATCACACCATAATTACAAGCAGTGTTTAATGTGTTTGTTTTTCCGTTACTAACACGACCTCTTCTATTTTTACTACTTGGAAATTCCAAATTTACACAATCTCCGTGTTTTGCAAATAAATACCCTATTTTTGTTCCGTTTTTTATTTTAAAAATGTTATCTTTAATATCAAGAATAATTCTATTATCATCTACTATTTTTTCATCCCCATTTGACTCTAAAATATCAAGTATATTAATATTTTTATCCTCTATATTTTTATCGAATGGGATATTGGTCCAATACAATCTCTGTCTTTTCTGTGCTGAAAAAAACTTACTATCAATCATAACTGGTTCAAAACCAATTGTATCTGTTATGATTTTTTCCCATTCTTTTTTCATTACAACATTTTCAAGAAGAAAATATTTTGGTTTAACTTCATTTAATACTCTAATGTATTCCCAAAATAAACCACTTTTACCATCAAATCCAGAATTATCACCAGACCTACTAAACGATTGACATGGAGATCCACCAATTACTAAATCTATCTTTGGTAAATTTTTTGTGTCTAAACCAACAATACTACCCAACTGTATTGTATCTGGGTAGTGGTTTTGTGTTACGGTAATCGCGTGCTTATCAATTTCTGATGCAAAATATTTATCATACTTTATACTGGCTCTATTAAGAGCAATCTGTCCACAGGACATCCCATCAAAAAGAGAAAGTACATTCATCATAGATAGTCAAATAATTCAGATGATTCATTACGAAGTCTACGAAGTGCTTTCTCTTTAATCTGTCTAACTCTTTCTTTTGTTAGATTGAAATCTGAGCCGATGTCTTCAAGTGTTCTTGGTGTTCCTGTAAGACCAAAGTAATCCCCTATGATAGATTTTTCACGGTCATCTAAAACATTTAACAATGATAATAACTTATCTTTTAAAATATCTTTTGTATCAAATCCCGCATCTGGTGCTACCGCATCCGGATTTTCAATTAGGTCAATAAGCGTATCACCTTCCTCATTGATATTCATATCAAGATTGATAATCGAAGGTAGTGATGTGAACTTATCGTCAAGTTTTTTACCAGATTGTTCAACTTCTTTTTTGGCTTTTTGTAAGTCTTGTACAACATTAACCGGGAGTCTAATTGTTCTAGCATTGTCATTTAGTGACTGGATGATTGATTGTTTAACCCACCATACTGCGTATGATATAAATCTTAAATCCTTATTCCAATCAAAGTTTTTAATTGCTTTCATAAGTCCTAAGTTTCCTTCAGCAATTAAGTCTGGAAGGTCAAGGCCTTGATTTTGATACTGTTTTGCAACTGTAATTACAAAACGTAAATTTCCTTCCAATAACTCACCTTCTATTTTTTTTCTTTCTCTTTCTGAAATCTCATCAGATTTCATTTTTACGGCTAATTCTTTTTCACGATCAGGTGTCATAACCTTAATCTTTCTAATGTCTTTTAGGTAGTGATAAATCTCTTCCTGGTTAATTGGTACTCCGGTGTTTTTTTCTTTCATATATTTATGCTTGTTTTGAATATTCGTCTAATTTATCTTTCTCTGCTCTTGTAAGCGAGTCTATACCTTGATCTACAATTTTATCTAAAATTTCGTCAAGAGTCAAATCACAAACGTTATTTTTTAAAAACTCATCAACCCTTTTTCTGTGTTCTTCCATAAATGCAGCGACATCAAAAGTAAGTTTTGGTTTTTGGTTTGTTACTGTTGGTTTACGTCCTCTTTTTTTCTTACCAATAAGGTGTTCAAAATTATTTTTGTCCATATCGGATGAAACGCTTTTTGCGTTTTGGACTAAAACAAACATAAACTCTGGAACATCATCTTTTATAAGATTGACATATTCTTCTACTTCACTTTGTGACAAATTACTCTCAAAGTTAAAGATGGTGTGGTTTTCACCGTAAACAAATTTAAGTTGTTCTTCTTTTATAATGTGAACTAATTCGTGTGCAAATTTTTGGTTTGACTCGGTTTCATCCCAGTTATCATTACAGGGGTAGACAAATAGTAAGTATTTCATAGAGTTTTTATTTATACGACAAAGATAAGAAAAAGTTTCTGATATTTTGTTTTTTTACTAGATTAAATTTTTTATTCTTTTTTGTGTTAAATCAAAATAATTCTTGTCTAATTCACAACCTATAAAATTTCTTTCATTATTAATACAAGAAATAGCAGTCGAACCTCCACCCATAAATGGGTCTAAAATTATATCACCCTTATTTGAACATACATTGACTAATCTTTCTATCAATTTTAAAGGTTTTTCTGTTGGGTGAATTTTTTCTTCTTTTGGTATATAAAAATTTATATCATCAAAAACATCTGTTAATCCCATTGGTAGATTAAAAGTATAAACAATGTCTTCATATTTTGGTAAACCCCCAAATAAACTACTTAATTTATCCCAATCCTCTTTAGTTGGTTCTTGTAATTTTTTTTGTTTTTTGCCAGCAATTGAAGACCATGTCCCACCACCATTAGTTGCCTTACCTAAAAAAGTATTAATTTCTTTTGCGTTTAAGCCCTTTTCATTTGCTTTTGATTGTAATAAGTCTCTAATATAATCATTACTATCTTTAACAAAATAATAAATATGTTCAGTAGTTGTTGGGAACATTTTTAATTTTGGGGATATCCTACCGGCCGCACTCTTCATTCCTTTCCAAATAACAATTTGTTGTCTAAATTTAAAACCATTTTCTTCTATTATTGGTAATAAATTAGCTAATTGGTAACTGTAACCAAAAATAAAAAATGAAGCGCTTTTTTTTGTTATTCTAGATATTTCAACAATCCACTCTGAACACCAATTTTTATATTCATCAATTGTTTTCCATTGTTTATCCCATTCTTCATCAACAACACCCCAATATGGTGGATCTGTTATACAAGAGTCAACACACTCATCTGGTAAATTTTTTAAAAATTCAACACAATCTTGATTATATATTTTATTTAATTCTACGAATTGTTTTTCCTCTTTCTTTTCCATGTGTTGTTTTTTTATTTTTTATATCAATAAATTCAAATATTTCATTGTATTGATAAATATCTTTAATTATTTTAAAATCTTTATTTAAAACCTTGGACATTTTTTTTAAAATTTTTTCATCATATTCGATTTTTTTAGTTTCATTTCTTTCAACAACAATACCAAAATCATCATCAAATTTTATTGTAATTGATGTTGTTTCAATTGGGTTTGATGCGTAAAAATCAGCAGAAAAGGGTAAAAAATTTTTATTTTTAGATTTACCAAGTTTATTTTGTGTTTTTAATATTTGAATAAAATGTTCATTATTAGCATCAATAACATATTGTTTTAAATAAAATGTGTTACACTCATAAGAATTTTTTTCTGGATATAAAACCCATAAATGATATAATGGTATTCCATATTCAAAATTAGCCTTAGTATCTATTGACCATCGTGAATCCGAAATATATTCAAAATCTGTTGAACTACATAAACATTTTTCAGCAAAAAAATGTAATTTTCCACCACAATTAATACACTTTTTTGGTTGTACCAAGGACGTAGCTTTAGTCTCATCTTTATTATCGTGGTCATATCCATGGGATATCGAACCGGTACCTTTTATGTCGTGTTCAATACATGTTAGTAATTCAAATTCATCATCAGAAAAACCAATAGAAATTGGTGTGTTATATTTCTTACCAAGTTTGATTTTTTCAAACCAATTACTGGTTAAATTTTTTATTGTTATTAATGTTTTGTCCATAACAACAAACTTACAAAAAATATTTTAATTTACCAAAACTTTTGAAATATTTTCTTCTTTTTTAATCTTCACAGAAAAATCACACCATTGGTTAATTAATGGGTTATGCGAAATAATGAATATCTTATCAAAATAATCTTTAATTTTAACAAAAAACTCAAACACCATTTCCAAGTTATCGTTACTAATTTTCCCAAAAACTTCATCAAATACAACCGAATTTGGTTTTGGTAAACTACATATTTTGCTCAATACCGATCTTAATGCAAGAGAGGCTAAAGTCCTCTCGAAACCTGATCCGGAAACCATTAATTTCTCAATACCGGTGCTATTATCGATCATTAAAAATTCAACTTCACTTTTGTCATTAATTCTAATTTCCATTTTAAAATGACAACTATCTTCCATCAATCTTTGTAATTCAGAGTTAATTAGTGGCATCATAGTTTTCATAATAATTTTTGAAACACCGTTCTTACCGTAAGATTCAAGATATATTTTGTAAATTTTATCTTTATCTTCTTCTTCCTGGATTTTCACAATCATTTTTTTATTGTGGTCAATTTTTTCATCGGTTGTTTTAATACTGTACTCGGTTGAAGAAATTTGTTGGTTCTTATTTTTTTTCATTTGTTCAAGTTCGTCAATTCTAATGTCAGCCTTAATTAACATTTCGTCAATTTTCAAATTAGATTTGATTTTATCCTGTACTTCATTCCATCTTTCCAACTTACTATTTAACCCGGAAATTTTTAAATCACAACTTTCAATACTTAAATCATATTTTTCTTTGATAAGTTTGTTTTTTTCATACTCATCAAACTGTCTTTTAGTTTCAACAAATTCTTTTTCTTTGACCGATAACTCATTCAATAATACCTCTTTATGTGCTTTTTGAGTGATAAGTCCTGCAAGTTCCGAAATTTTTTGTTGGGTAATTGCAGCGTTCATTAGTTCAATTCCACAGTGTTCACACTTAATCCCACCTTTAACCGAACTTTTTAATTTTTCAATTTCAGTTATTTTTGTATCAAGTGTAATCTTTTCGGTATTAACTTTTTTGTATTCTTCCTTGACCTCATCATGCTTATCTTCATAATAATAGTTTTCCGGCTCAACAACATTTAATTCATTTAATTTTTCCTGGAATGATTCTTTTTGACCATTTAAATTCTGGATTTCAATTTGAGTTTCTTGTGGGTTCATAAGAGCAATTTCCTTATCAATGTCTGTATGTTTTTTCTTTAACATATCATCACGATATTCTTTACCCTTACTTAATTTTTGTTCGATATCCTTTAACTCATTCTTATACTCAACAATTGATTCATTATAACTAACGATTTGGTCCTCATAAGTTTTAATATCCGATTTTAACTGTTCAGAACTATAAAGATTTGATAGTTTTGATTTGTTAAAGTCCGAATAAATTTCTTTTGCAACCTCCTCTTTCCGTTTTAAAAACTCAAGACCCATAAATCTTGAAAGGACTTGTCCTCTGGCTGTTGGTTTTGACTCCAATAGATCTTCAAGATTTGTTGCTGTTGTTAGAATGGTCATTAAGAAATCCTCCTTTGTTCCAATGGAATTTTTAATGAACGCTTCAGTTTCCCTTCTTTGTTCTCCGGTGAAGTTTTGTAGTGATCCGTCGTGTAATTTTTTAAAGAAATCTAATTCTGTTTTTACATTCCAGTCACCCTTTTTAGATTTTTTTCTTTCAATCTTTCTCAAGATAATATAATCTTCACCATCAATTGTGATTTCACCTTTAACCGATACTACATCTTTATCTGTAAACCGGTTAAAGATTTCCTCAGCTTTTGATGTTTTTGTTGTCTCATTGAAAAATAAGAACATCAACAAATCCACCGTAAGAACCGTTTTTCCACCAAAATTAGGTGGATTAGATTCAACAACGACTAAACCATTTAGTTTGTCAAAATCTAATCTTTGGTTTTCGCCATATGATAAAAAATTTGAGAACTCAATGTTTCTAATATACCATTTTTTAAATTGTGTTATATCAACATCACCTTCTTCCATTTTGTTTTCAACCATTCGGTTTAATTCCAAAACTTTATCTAGACTTTTTTCATAATTTTTTGATTCCAAAAATTTCTTTAATAAATCCAATTGATAATTTGTGTCAGTAATATTAACTGAAACGTCAACTGTTTGCATTGTTTCCTGGTCTACATTCTTAACTTTTGTTAACACATTAACATTAGTTGTGTTGTATTTCTTTTGGAAATAATGTTTAACACTTTTAATTTTATCTTGTGTAAAATTTTCTTGGAAATCTTCCCATACTACTTGTATAGATGGGTTTTCAAACTTTGAAAAGTCCAAATCTTTTATCATAATATTGTAATTGTATAATCTTGGTGGATTAAATAAATCCATTTTTTATTTTTCTAATTCTGAAATTTGGTCTTCAACTTGTGATTCTTCTCTGTCTGCAATTGAAAATCCGGCACTATCAAATTCTGGTTCTTCCACTTGGAACATACCTTGGTTGTTTTCTTTAAATTCAACAATTGAGTTTAATTCAGTATCGTCAATAACACTAAATGGTGTTTCATTGCCCCCAACAGTTACATTTAATTGTTGTTCAAGACTTTCAGCATCTTTTTGTTCTGCCATTTGTTTCATCATCTTGTTTAGTGCGTTTTGCATTGCATATCTTTCTTGTGCAATTCTACGGTTTTTTTTTTCTACTTTTGCTCTATGAGCTTTTGCTGCTTTTCCCATTTTTATTTATATTTAATCGTTTAAAATTTCTTCTTTAGTTTCTTCTATATAAACTTGTTGTTTTGTTGGTCTATTTTCTTCAAACCATTCAATAATTGCATTTATTGCCCAAACTGAACCGGCCGAAAACATTCCATCAAAAAATACACAATAATATTCATCAAGTCCAATAAAACAGTATGTTGGTGAAAACATTGTTAATGATAAAAAAAATCCAACCCAGGTCCCGGTACATAACATACACTGTATTAATTCGGATATAAATTTACCTAAGAAATTAAATGGTGTATTTTCATTGTTACCCCAATTATGGATTTTTTGTCTTAATCCATTAAATATGGATCCATAAACAAGTATGGTTGTCATTCCGTAAGCCGCAATCATAAAAATTAATAACTCTATCATATTGTATCATTTAAATTTGAACCTCTCATAAAAAACCCTTTTAATGGATTTTTAGTTACTTTCAGTTCTTGGTTTATTCTTTCTAATTCTTTTATTTTTTCATCTCGATCCAATATCTCCTTTCTTAATTTTTGGAGTGTTTCCTGGAGCATTTTTGTTTGTGTGTCGTCTAACTTTATGTCTAAATTACGTCTAAGTTCGTCTAACTCTTCATCTTTTTTAGACATTTCGTCTTCTAACTTGGTAATTTTTTCGCCAAGTTCATTTACTTGGTTGTCATCAGTAATGTATATTTCTTTTTCAATAATTCTATCAACTGGGACTTCCCTTATAACCTCAACAATTTTTTCAACTTCTTTTATAACTTCAACCGGTATTTCAACTCGTTTTTCAACAATTACTTCTTTTATTAAGTCTTTTTCACCTTCATTAAGTGGTTTTTCCAAAAGTCCGTACTTTTCAATGTTAAAACCAGTGTCAAAACATTTTTTAATAAACCCATCAACATCTTCAATGTTATTTAGTTTACAATAACTTTCAACACTTTTACTAAAAATTTTTGAGTACTTCGGTTCCATTTTCAATATCTTCAAATGATTTTATGGAAAACTTTAAAAATGGTTTTGGGTTGAATAAATCGGTATATGTGTATTCTTTTGTTTCAATATCATAAACACCATATCCGTGTCTTCCAATACTTTCTCCTATATTATTTTGGATTGTTGATCCAATCATATAACCTTTTCCAGTTTTAAACTTGAACTCAGCTCTTTTATGAATATCTCCACACAATACAACATCAAGACCATCAAACTTTTCAACATCATACGCATCCTCACCAAATTCAAATCCTAAGTCGGTTTTTAACCCAGATATTGGTCCGTGGAATAACCCAACTTTAATTCCGGTTGCAACATTTAAATCTGGTGGAATATTTCCTTGGTATTGCGAATAAACACACCAACTAATATTCTCATCTTCGTACACACCACGGTCCCTATAGTAAACAATGTTTTTATTATTTAATGAATTTATAATTGGTGTTAAGGCATCTAATCTTTCGGTATTATTAACCAAAAAGTCGTGGTTTCCAGGAATAATAATAGTTTTAGCAACAAAAGAACATTCTGTTAATATCCAAGAAACCATTTCAATAAGTTCTGGTGTCATTTGATTCTTTGAATGTACCAAATCACCGGTAAATACAATTCGGTCCGGTTCCATCTCTCTCCATTGTTCAATTGCAGTTTCCAAAATTGATTTATACAAATCGTGATCTTTAAAAAGACGAATATGTAAATCGGAAAAGTGTACTATTTTTTTAATCATTACATTACAATTTTTGGGGGTGTTCCTAAATCATCATACCCATCATCTTTGAATGGGTTTTTTGGTGCTGGTATTTGAATTGGTATTGTGGTTCTTGAATTTGGAAAAAGTGAGCTAACCTCTTTAACTTCATTCATTTTTTCAATAATTGGTGACATAGAGATATGTTCATCTTCTAATCTGCCGTGTAAATAACCTTCTAACCAAAAATAAAATTCTTTGTGTGTCATGCTAATTCTCTGTTATAAAGATTTACTAAAATAATTCTTGCAAATCTGAAATCTTTTGTTTTATTTAATTTTAAACCATACGCGTTTGCAATAGTTTTGAGGTGCGGATAAGCCTCACTAATTGTCATTTTACCAATTTCCATAATTAGTCAATAAAAAGTTCAAAATCTTTATTTACGTGTCCACAGTCATTACACATATATGTTGGGAATGGTACTAATGTGTCTTCAGAACTTCCAGTTAATAATTTTGGTACTTTTTTTAACATCGTAACTTCTTTGAAGTATTTTGATTCACATTTTTCACATTTTACAGTTTCCTGTTCTCTTAAATGAATTTTTGGTTTAATAATGTCATCCATAATTTTTTTTATTTAAAATATAGTTTATTTTTTTAGTTTTGTCAATTGTGATTTTATATCCATTTGGAGTATTGCGTCAATTGTATTTTTATCAACTCTATACTCAACATATTCCCTATCTTCTGTTAGTCTCACAATAATACAACCAAGTAGTTTTATATCTTCATATTTGGACCCTTCAAGCATTTTAATAAGTAGCTTACCATAAAGTGGTAATTGTGTTTTATAGTGACCGAGCGCGTTATTTGGTAGGTACTGGAAAGGTGGTCTCATTGGTTTTATATACTTTTGGACAATGAAGTTTTTCTCCTGGTTTGTTTTCCAGTCTGTTATTAAAATACCAATTTCACCTTTTGTACTTATAATCAACCAAACCTTATCTGGTTGACCGGTATATCCAAGTTCTGGATGTCCTAATACAATCTCCGTATCAAGTAAAACACAACCTCTTTGTTTTAATAATTCAATGTAATTTTTACCAGCAACAATCATAGTGTCACTCACAACAAGTTGTTGCATATCACATTTAAATATTGGTTGTCTTACTTCTTTATTAATATTAAATTCTTTTAATACGTGTTCTTCCAAGAAATAATGAACACGAGAACCCATATTTGTTGATCTTACACCTTTTTCAGCCCATTCAGCTAAAAGTCGTTCAGTTTCTTCAGGATTACCTCCGGACATCTCATATGCTTTCTCTTCTGTTGGGAACTCATCATAAAAAAGTTTCATAACCTTTGATACAGATGGGAAATCAGTTCTCAAATTTCCGTCAATGTCCAACATTGTATATTTATGGGCTTCTTCCTCAAATGTTAATTGTAGTTCTTCTCTTTTTCTATTTAAAATTTCTCTTATTTCTTCTGCTATTTTATTTAAATCCATTAGTCTCTTATTTCATAATAATAATCATTTATTTGACCTTTTAAGTCACAAACATCCCTATCATTTGGGAGTCTTACAATTTTAACTTTACCCCACAGTTCACCACCATTTAATTCGTGGTATAATCTTACAGCATTTTCCCAAGCATCACCATCAAGACAAATTATAACATTTCCTTTTGCATTATTGTAGATTGTTTCAAAAAGAAGTTCGGACATATGTTTTCCAAGCATCACAACCGGATTATCCAAAAACATCCCATCAAAAGCACCCTCAACCAAATATATATCCTTATTCCAATCAATCAAATTTTCCCAAAATATAATTTGGTCTTTTTCAGCTTCCGGATTACGGTATTTGGCTCTACTATTAACATCCCAACTTCTCCCAACATAATAGTTGAGTTTACCGTTTTTATCATAAGATGGTATTACAATTCTTCCAGCGTGACTTCCTTTATCACAAAATCCAATACCAAACCTTTCAATTATTTCATCGGTTATTCCACGACTTTTAAGGTAATTATATGCTTGTTTTCTAACCGGGTATATTGGGTGGGAATCTTTAAATAATGTGAAATTTTCCGGAAGAACTACTTTTGGTTTTTTTGTTTTTACAACTTTCTCTGTTTCATCCGGTCTTAAAATGTTGTATAGTTTTTTTTGTTTTTTGGTCCCAAATTTCCCAAACAACTTTCCTAAAGATCCATGAGTTCCTTCACTATCACCACAGGACCAACATTTATAAACGTCGTTGAAGTAATTTACCTCAAGATTGTGTTTATTTCTATCTTCGTCACACACCGGACAATTAAAAGAAATTTGACCACGATTTGGGTAATGTAATCCGTGGTCACCTAAAACTTCTTCTAATAATTCAACCAATGCTTCTGTTGTATCTTCCATTTACTACAATATAAATGAAAAATATCACTTAATCAAATATTAATTTTTTACCGTTTCTTTTTGATTCATAAAAATCGGAAACATTAAGATAGTGCTTTAGAAATCTTTTATCTTCTATTTTATTTGCATCTATCGCAATATTTTCATCCTTGTGTTCACATTTTGAAACCATAATTGTTGACCAAATCCAAAGACTTTCATATAACCAGGTATTAACCATATAGTCATAATCCCAATTATATTTTTCACATTCTCTATGTACGTGTCTACCAATTTCAACAGTACCAATAACGTGATCACCTAATTTTTTATTTGTTTCTTTTGATTTTTCAGTTCTAATTGCAAGACTTAATCCGGCTTGTGTTCCAATACCCATATATCCTAACCAACGATATGTGTCTAGTTTAAGGTCTGTTTCTGGTGTATCTAAATCTACAGCGGTTTTTAAATTAATTAAATGTCGTCTAAAAAACTTTTGATATTTTTCTTTATTTTCATTCCAATAATGGTCTCTACGATTTTTATTAAAATACTCTTTAACGTCTAACCCCATAAATTTTAATTTTAAAAACAAATATAAATAAAATATTTTAATTAAACAACTTCAAAAGATTTTTTTATTTTCTATATTTATTTTATATGGAAATAGATATTACAATTAATGACGTTACCGGTCAAACACCATATGACGTTTACATATGTGATACCGGTTCAACAACTTGTATATATGTTTCAACAATTAATACCGGTGACTTACCATACACATTTAGTGTTCCACCATTTTTTACAAACTTGGACCGGTTTAATTTAAGAATAATAGATGACAATAATTGTCAAATTAATGAAATTTTATTAACATAATGGCCTGTATTACATCAACATTTTGCGTATCAACTAATGTCTACCCCTACGATGGTGAGTATGATGTTGCCGGTACCTATAATTCCGAAGATTATTTTACAGGTGGTTCTTATTTTATATATTTTTCCACAATAGAAAATAGATGGTGTTTATCGGATTCGTTAGGAGGTACTTGTTATCAGTTTGGTCCAACCGGATTATTTTCAAGTTGTCCGGATTTAGATGAATCTTTTTTCTCTTCTGGAGCTTGTCCAACAACAACCACAACCACAACCTCACCTTGTGATGTTTTTGATTTTGAGGCGATTTTTGATTGTTTGGTCCCAACAACCACAACCACAACTTCAACATCAACAACCACAACAACCACAACAATACCACCTTTTAATCCTTGTTCTGGTGTTTCAGTTAATGTTTCAATAAAAACATACACAACAACAACCACAACTATTTTACCAACAACAACAACGACCACAACTATTAATCGTCCTTGTAATTTTGACGGTAATGCGCAATTCAATATATTTGATGAATATATGAGATGTGGTAATAGTAAGAAATTCAGAGATTGTTTAACTGGTATTGACTATTACTCATCAGATGTAGTTTTATCACCAGTTGGTGTTTCGCCAACACAAGGATATGTTTATAAAGCAGATGTTAATGGTGTTTCAGTTTGTATTACATTTGTTGGGCTTGTTGAAACTACAAGTGGTGTTGATAATATCAATTTAATAGAAGAAATTGGTCTGGAAAATGAAGGCGGTTGTCTTGAATGTTTGCCGGATCCACCACCAACAACTACCACAACATCTACCTCAACAACAACCACAACAACAATACCACCGTGTATTTTATCCGAATATTTGATAACAAATAATAATTTCTTACCAGCTGAGTTTAGATATACTGATTGTGATGGTAATACAATTAACGACTTGTTACCTGGTAATTATGGAAATAAAACGGTTTGTTCACCAACAATTCCAATTGTTTTTGGTAATGCAACAATACAAGATACTGGATTTATTTGTAATTAAAAAAAAATATCGTCTAAAAAGACGATATTTCAAATTATCGGTATTTTAAACGATATTATTTCCAAATCTCTTTTGACCTCATATAACCCAGAGCACAAGTATAAGCATCAGTCTGGTCAAAATTTTCTTTTTTAAGAGTGTTGTTTTTTGTATAGTGCCAAGTAATTTGGGGTTCTCTTTTTGCAACTTTTTCCCAAATTAACATTTTCTTATCAATGTCTTTTGGTAAGCCACCAAATAAAACGTACTTACCTTTATCGTTTTCTTGAACAAGGTCTGGCCAAGCATACTTTCTTGAATTGTATGTTGAGATAAACTCTGGTACTATACCTAAAATATTATAGATTTCTTTAAACACAAAACTATTAAATCTTAATAAAGTTTGTATTGTGTATACATTATTTGAATTTAAAAGTGGTTCTTCGATTATAACTTTAACTATACCGAGATTTAAATATTGTTTTAATTTTTCAGCAAATATTTCAGATTTCAATAATAATTCTTTTATTTTATCATCTTCATCTTTACCCATTTTTGGTCTTGGCGAAATGTGCGTAAGTTCTAATAGCTCTTGTGATTGAATGTCAAATAAGGCCCAACCAATTGTTTTGGTTGAAATGTCTAATCCCAAAACTTTTGGTGAGTTTTTAATTTGTTTTCCCATAAAATTTCTTTTATTTAGAAAATAAACAATGTTAATAAAAATTAAAGTTTTAGAAATCTATTTTTACAACATATTGTTGGATTCCTTGTCTTAATGTTGGTGATTGTAGTTTAGACATAACAAGGACATCTTTATTATCATCAAGTAAAGCAATTTCAGTAATGTATGATTTTGTTCCACCACTCCAAGATGGATTTGTTGACACCTGAAATTCACTAGAACTTAAATTTATTTTATATTTCATCTCATAAATTGTTGCTTGTATGTCTGTTTCAAATGCACCATAAAAATAATACTCGTCACCAAAATTAAGTTTTTTTCCAGTTGTGTTATTTGGTGTTAATGGTATATAATCATTTAAATTATAGTATGGAGCAATATCATAATTGTCTGGTGATATTATAAATGTAGTTCCAGTTAATGATGACTGTGTAACATATCCATTATTAAAATTGTTACTAATTTGACTTGTAAAATCAATTAATCTCCATTGAGTTGGGTCTGGTCTTTCACCTGTATTTACTTTTTGTGCTAATATTTGGAATGTATCGGCGTAATAACCAAATGGTAAATCACAAGTTGGACAATAAATACTTGTTGTAGTTGTTGTTACCGGATAAAAAGTTGTAGTTGTTGTTGTATAAGGAAATGTTGTTGTGGTTGTTGTTGGCGAACTTCCTGGTTGTACCAAACAATTAAAATCACCCCCAAATCTTACAGCAACATTCTTTGATACCTCTGGGTTACACTCATTATTATTACCAACAATGTATGGATAATAATTACAATGTAGTGAATTTGTAAATCCAAATTTGTTTGATAAACGATATGTTATAAACATAGTTTGACTGTTTCCAGTAATAATACCTTGTGATGTTGTTGTTGTATCACAAGTATTTGGTGTGATTAAAGAAAGTTGTGGTGCTGGTAATGTCCAGTTTCTATTTGCTTTATATGACATTGCCGCAATAATTTCTTCATCATCAATTATAATCATTTTACTATCCGGAAAAACTTTACCAACTCTACTTGGTATTCCATCAACATTTGGGTTTGTATCCCATAAATGATAATACCTAATTCCAGGTTGGTTCATATCTTCGTTCTTTTTTGATTTGATAAAATGAACTTGGAATAATTCTTTATCTTCAAAACCTGGAGGATCGACCCAAAATGTTTGTCCAAAACAACAATCTGGATTTTTATGCCACATTAACCAAGGAATGTGTAATTTAAAATTTCGTGCTTGACCGGTCGTATCTGTTGGGTTTGTTGGGTTATAGGGTTGTAATGCAAATTTTTCACCATAAAAGAAATCTATTGTTTGGTTTGTGTAGTGAATAATTGCAATTGCTTTTTGTTCTTCCGGTTTAACTTGTACTATCTCACCAAAAGAATTGTTATAATAAGTCATACTTGTATCTGTTTGACCCTTACTTGAGTTGTAACCAAAATATTCTTTAGTTCCAATGTAATCTACGGATCCAAATTTCGTGTAGTCTTCATATAGGTTTGATATTAATCCGGCAGGATTTTCAGTCCAAGGAATATTCATATTCCAAACTTTTACATCAAATTGATCGGTATCACAAATAGATTCAAAATCAATAACTTGTTCACCCCAATGTGGCATCGGTGTTACACTATCATATATTTGTTTCATATTTGATGGATAAATAATTACCCTAGAATAACAATTTAACTGAAAATATGTGAAATCTGGTGTTGGTCTATCTAGTGTTATTGTGTTTAAACAAACATCAACAATTCGATATGTTAAAATTGTATAACAACTATTTGCCGGCATAAAACATTCTGGTTCCGGAGGCAATGGACACTGTGGACTAGGTGTTGGTGTAAAACAAGGTGTCTTACTTGGTGTGGGTGTTGGTGTAGGACTAGCACAAGGATCTGTTGGGTTAATAGTTGTTGTCGATGTTGTAGTTGTAGTACCAGTTGGTGTTGGTGTTGGTAATGGAACATTTACACATTCATAATTATATTTTGCTCTACCATCATAATATATTGTTATAATATCACCAATCTGTGGTTTTGATTCATTAACATTACTATTACCTGAATAAATTAACTCAATTTTATTTGACCCATTTAATGTTGACATATCAACAATATAGTTTGGGCTTACAACATATTTGTTACCAACTAATACATCCCAATTTATTGTTGTTGCTGTTGTATTACCGGTAAAAAAACCTCTAAGTGGTGCTCTATTAAAAACCGGTTCAATTACAGAATCCATAAATGGAATACCATAAGTGTTTGACTGATTTGAGTCGGCATAGTACGGATATTTAATATATTGTTTGTTTGATTCTGGAACGCCACTTGAGTTTTGACTATTAAACTGTGGTTCCAAAACCATACTATTTGACTGATTGTAAGTTGATGATACTTTATCATAAGAAACTTCACTATCTCCAACTTGGAAATATGAAATTTTAAAATTACCTTGTGATAATTTTTGTCTTCCTGTATCTGTAACTCTTGTACTTACAAGTCCTGATGTATTTTTAAGTATATATGCCATTATTTAATAAATATATCATTTATATTTTTGATATTGAAATCTCCGTTTTAGGGTTTTGTATTTTAACCGGACAACAATCACAATTAATAACTTTAGCGTTTGTTATAAACATTTGATAATTTTTACTAGCAGAACTACAAGGACCTATTGGCTGATTCACTAATAAATTTGTAAACGAACCGGTTATTGTTTGTCCATAAGTTAATGTAAAAGTGTTTTTATATTCTTTCTGACTGTTACTTTTAATAATTGGTGAATTTGAGCAAGGTAAACTGATTACAGAAGTTGTATTTGTTGTGTTAATTTGAGTTAATGTTCCAAAACCATTAACTGTTACTAAATTGTTATATTGTGGTTGTGGATTTAGATTTGATGGATAATAATTTAAAATACTAATATGGTTAAGATCAAATTCTATTGAGTAACCTGGTTGTAAATTTGAGCCAATAATAAATGTATTATTATTTGTATTTGCTGATAGTGCAATACCAAATGCTGGGACTTGTTGTACTTGTATAACAACTGTTTGGATTGATATTGTCCCATTTGAATCTTTTACAAAGACAACATAAGTTCCTGCCTGTAGATTTTGGAATATTGGGTTAGGTGAATATGTTATACCATTATCAATTGAGTATTCATAAACTCCGGAACCACCATAAGCCTGTATTATAATACTACCATCATTTTTACATTTAGCCGCATTTGTTGTTACATTAAAACCAACAATATTATTAACACTACAATCACCACTTAACACTGTTAAACTATAAACTTCTGGTGCTCCAAGTACTTGCCAACCAGTTAGTGGTGGTATTGATGTTGTATTATTTACAATTGTCGCATAACTTGATGGATAACCAGATAAAACCCAATTATTTGTATTTCCTGTCGACCAATAAATATTGTATTGTGAATCATTAGATAACCAATTTGGTTTACCATTAAAATAATCGTTATATTCCAATTGGACTTGAGTTGTTTGGAAAGGTTCTGTACTACTACCACTTCTTAATGTAAAAATTACACATAAATTACCGTATGTTAATATTGGTTTAATTGTTGTTGTAGATGTTGTTGTAGTAGTTTCACCAGTTAAAACACAAGTTGTGTTTATTATAAAATCACCATAATAATCTGTAACTGTTGCTGTATATTCACCAACATTTAAATTTGTAATTACAGGTGCAACACTTCCAATACCCCAAACAATCTCATATGGTGGAGTACCACCAGTTATTGATAATGATGCTTCACCATCATAAGAATAAGGTGTTGATGGGTGTGTTACAATACAATCAACACCCATTGGGAATATTGTAAGTACATCACATTCATTTCTTGGTTCTATTGTTATTGCTGGTGGTTGTGGACAATCACCATTAACACATAAGCCACCTAATTTTATAGCAAATGGTCTTCTTATATTAAAAATTGGTCTTACTAAACTACAAATGCTTGTTGTTTGACCGGTTGGTAAATAAACCTCTAATAAGTTATAATCACAATCAACATATGTTGTTAAAAAAGGTTCTGAAGGTGTTTTAAAAGTATAACATTCACAATTACAAGTTTCTGCACTAGAAACAATTGTAAACTCATACTCTGTTGAGCAATCAATAATACCTAAATCTTTAACTAAAAATGGTGTTGTTGGTGTTTCTGGTGATGGTAGATCAATATCAATATAAACAAATGTATCAACATAACCTGATAAACTATTATCAGTTGATGTTATCATTTTATAACCACCGTCACAACTTAATAAACCATAACATTGTTTCAAACAAGGGTGTTTTTGAACACATTGTTCACAACCAAATTCTTCATATTTTTCAAAGCCATTTATTACTGGAACATAATTACTTGTTGGTGGTGGTAAAACTTTTGATATTGTTTTATTAAAAACAGTAATACATTGTAAATCAATAATTTCACCAGTTTCACTTTTAATATATTCTAAACCATATATAGCATCGTCTATTGATAGTATTTTTTCATTACCATATATTGTATAAACTTCACTACTCTCACAACAAGAACTAAAACTATATGTAGAATTTGGTTTAAAAAAATCACTAAACTTTAAATCTTCAATTGTGTTACCACTAAATGGGTAAGTATTACAAAAATTTATAAACGATGTTGTACCGGATTCTATAAATATTGTTATGGTATTACCAGAACAATCAACAAAAATTAAATCATTTTCTGTTGATCCGGTATTTGTAACAATCGCTACCCTACAATTGGTTAAACAAGTTCCTGCCATTTAATTAATAAATAATCAAATATTTGTTTTTTTAATGTATGATTTCATAACATCAATATATTTTATTGTTGAGCTGTTTTTATCAACATAATCAAAATGATTTTTATCTTGTCGTAATTTTTCAATTGGGTCAACACTAATATATTCACCTTTGTAAAATTTTGTTAATTTCAAGTCGTCTGTGACTCCAGCCATATGAAGTATTGGTTTTTGTTCATAAATTTTAATATCGTCTGTAGCCCAAGAAAATGCCAACTCTTCTGATATTTTTGTTTGTACGTTTTTTTTCCATAAATTCCATAATAATGACCACATTTCCGCTGTCCAAAATTGTATTTGGCCTGGATTAATTGGGTATCTTCTTTGGTAGTCCAACATCTGATTATAGAGTGGTGTACAATCTTCATATATTTTATTCCAAAGTTTATAATTAGTATTTTTTATAAGATATTGTCCTCCACCTGAATTTTCTTGGTTGTCCTTTATTTTATTTACATCAATACCAACAACGTCGGCCATTTCTTCAATTAGTTGTCCTTTTCTTGAGTTTGGGTGTCTTTTCTCATATCTATCACAACAATCCATAATATAGTTGTAACCAATGTAACCAATTGTGTCGGATAAATATGACACATCATCATTTAATAATTTTTCAAAATCTGGTAATTCCCTAAATATAATATCAGCATCATGTAAAAAAATTACTTTACCTAATTCTGGTTTTTCTTCTAATAATTTAGAAATTAAATATGGTTTTATACTTGGAATATATGATTTTTTATCTCTATTATCTTCGTAAAAATGAATATTAATTCCTAATTTTTTTAATTCTAGTGCACCTTCAGATGGTTCTTTAACGCCGTGAACTAATGCTAAAATTACGTGAATTTGATTTGGGTCAATTCCTTTTTCTATAAAATTGTGAACATATAGTTTAATTTGCCAATGAAAATACGGAACATCCGGTTGTGCTGTTACAAATACAATATCTTTCATATTGAAAATATATTCGTAAAAGTAAAAAAGTGAATTTAATATATCTTATATATAATACAATACCTCCGCAGTACCTAAAAATGTTGCTGTGTTGCTTAGTGGTGTTATACACACCCACATTTCGTCAAGTGTTCCGTTAACATTAGAACCAACCCTAATTTGATTATCATCCACTTTAACGTCAGTAACAGCCGTTGTTCCAGCTTGACCAATTAATGATGTCATAATGTGTCCTGGTGATGTTATTGTTGTTGTGACAGTCCCGTTATATACTGAATACTGAAATGGTGAATTTGGTATGTCAGTCCAACTTGGGGTTACGGATAATGTAGGGTTAAATTCAATGGTTAGTAAGAAATTATCGTTTGAGGTGTTTAAAATGGATAAACTACTATATTGTGATGTCACTGATTTATAACTTTCTTTAAGCCTATAACCAATATACGGATATTTTGTACCTGAAGTTCCTAAATTTGCGGTTGTTGAGTTTTGAACACCAACGGTTGAATAAAGTCCGTTTAACGCTCCTTCGGTTGATACTTGACTACATAACATATCAAAGTATCCTGAACCAACACCTACTTGTCTTATTTCATACCTAATTGGTTGATTTGGTGATGACATGTAAACGGTAGGTATATTATTTGCCGCAGTATAGTCTAAAAAATAAAATGTTTGACCCGATAATACCATTCCAAACCTCATCCTACCAACACCTAACCATTGATAATCTACTGTCATTAGATTTGTGTTACTCCAATCAAAATTGTTTACGTCAAAGTCTGTATTATTCCAAGTTGTTGTATCGGCACTATAAGTGCAAGAACCACTTAAATAAATGTTAAATGTTATAGCACTTGTTACACCATTACTTTCTAAAAAGAACCCGTCAAATACCGAATTGTACGTGGATGCCGTTGTTGATGTGAAACATCCAATTCGTTTAATTATATTTGTTTCTATTTGGAAGTTTGAAAAACTACCTTCAAATAGTTGACTTTTACCTGGTTGATAAATTGGGTGTGTTTTAGTTTGTCTAATAACCAAATCATTATTTGCTGATGTTGACATTCTAACTCTTGCATATTGTTGGTTAAAAACTGATGTTGCAGTACCTGCGGTTACTTCATTAACCTGTAAAGGATTTTTATCGTAAACGTGTTTAATGTCTAATAAATTTTGAACCGCTGCGGTTCTTAGTCTACCGAAAGCGTCCATATTTGGTCCGTCCGCGTACTTTATTGAGTTGTTAAAAATAAATGACATAATATTAAATTAAATACCAATTTCCGTTTCTCACCATAATGGTAAGAGACATATAGTTTATATTCATATCAACATATGAATTTCCGTCAATCAAACCCGATGCCGGTGTTAATCTTATTCTAAAAAACCCGGAAGTTCCGGCTTCGTCTTTTATGACTAAATAATACCCGTCTCTTGACGTTGTTGTTGGTAATGTTAAATCAACATTTGATGATCCACTAACACCCCAATATACTTTATCCCAAGTTAAGGTTTGTGAGGATGTTATAGCACTTGTTGAGTAGTTTGCTGATTGAGAAATATCTCTTGTTTTTAAAATACCTGTTGATGTGTCTCTAACCAAGAAATTGTTATTAGTACTATCTGTTTCTGGCGTATTTTGTAATGCCAAATAATTTACGTGGAATGTACAAGCTGATACCGATACAACATCTTTACCATATGTTGCCGACATTATGTGATTAACCGTATTTCCACTACCACCTAAAATTGTTCCGAAATTAGAAATTGATGTGTTATTTATACCGCCTAATATTGATGAACCATTACCAAATGCCGAATTACATCTACCACCGCCAATAAAATTACAAAGACCTATGGCTCTATTTGAAACTCCCCCAACTACGCTTGAGTGTGCTCCACATGTTGTATTGCATTGCCCACCACCAATAAATGTGTAGTCACATCTTGTTGTATTATTTTGACCGTTACCTATAATTGAATAACAACCGGAAGTTGTATTTAATTTCCCATTGTTTACAGTACTAAAACAATCAACAGCAGTATTCCTATCACCATTATTAATAAATGAATACACACCAGATGTGGTATTACAATTACCATTATTAATTGATGATTTAAAACCTAATACTGTATTATAAGTGCCGTTATTTACAGTTGTAAAATTTGTACACAATGCTTTATTAAATGCCCCATTATTAATAGTCGTCCAAGTAAGGTTTGCTGTATTACAAGTACCGTTATTTACAGTTGAGTAACCACCAGATGCGGTATTATTAAAACCATTACCAATAAACGAATATTGCCCAGTTGTTGTATTACCACAACCATCTCCAATTATCGAATAACAAGCATTTACCGTATTTCCAGAACCACCAATTATCATTGAGTAATTACAATTTGATTTATTTATAGTTCCACTACCAATAAATGAATAATTACCATTTGACGTATTTTGACAACCACCAACAATTACAGAATATGTTTGTTGTGTTTTATTTTGGGTACCACCACCAATAGTTGAGCCAAAACCATTTGTTGTGTTTTGATTTCCACCATTAATTGATGAGTAAAAATCTAAAGCGGTATTTGAATCACCTCCAGTAACAACTGAAGATGAGTTTGCACTAACGTTAAGTCTACCTCCACCAACAAATGAACCATAGGCTGAACTAGTATTACGTTGCCCCCCACTAATTGTTGAGCTATAACCACTTGATGTGTTACATACTCCACCACTTACAGTTACTGAATTATTATTTGTTGTGTTACAAGAACCACCACCAATAACAGAACTATCACCTAACGACGTGTTAAGTATACCACCACTAATAACTGAAACATAACCACTTGATTTGTTACAAAGACCTCCACCAATTGTTGCATAATTGGCAGAGGCTGTATTACTACCACCACCAGCAACTGTAGATCCACTACCAAAAGACCAATTATTAGTGCCACCACCAATTGTTCCATAAATAAAATTTGTCGTGTTACAATAACCACCACTTATTGTTCCATAATCAGAACTATATAAAACACTATTATAATACCCACCCCCAATTACAGCACCACCACAACAATATAAACTATTTGTTAATAATATTTTATTTTGAAGTCCTCCATTAATTGTTGAGTAACTTCCAGATGATGTTGTATTAACAATTAATTCAACACCATCATTAAGATTTAAAGAGCCAAAACAAGTATTATCAAAAAATAATTTATCGCCATTTTGATAATTAAGACCTTTATTATTTATATATACATTACTTAATGTCCCTATTGGATTAAAATAAAAACTAAATGTACCATTTGTTCCATAAAGTGAGTCTGTTGATGTTGGCCCAAATGGACCATAATACCCACTAATAGTTGAACCAGTCCAATTGCAACTTGAAAATCCACCTATAAGTCCAGGTACACCAATTGTGTTTGCCTGACCGGCACCAATTATTGAACCAAACCCAAATGTTCTATTTATACTACCACCACCAATAAACGAATAACAACCACAACTGGTATTATCAAGACCACCGGTTACAACAGAATACTTACATTGGACGTGATTAGCACCTCCACCACCGATAAACGATCTACCAGCTACTGTAGCATTACTATTTCCTTTACCACCAACAATTATAGTGTACGGACTACTTACAAAATTATTTTCTCCACCACCGATGAATGAATATAATCCGCTTGCAGTATTGTTATGACCACCACTTACGGTTGATATGTAACCACTTGACGTGTTGCAAAGTCCGCCACCAATTGTTGAAAAATTACCATTTGATGTGTTACGTCGTCCACCACTTACGGTTGAATCTTGACCACTTGATGTGTTACAAAAACCACCACTTACGGTTGAATAATCACAGCTTGATGTGTTATTTAAACCACCACCTATTGTTGAACCTTGACCACTTGTTGTATTACAATATCCACCACTTAATGTTGAGTAGTTTCCACTTGATGTGTTTTGACGACCGCCACCAATAAATGAATAACCTTTAGTTGATGTGTTACAAAAACCACCGCTTATTGTTGAATAATCATTGGATACTGTATTATAACTTCCACCACCGATAAAATTACCATAACCTTGTTCTACAGTATTTGAAAGTCCGCCAACAATTGCAGATCTAGTTGTTGTTAAATCTTTAATAATATTACATTCTCCACCACCAATAAAAGAACCGCTTTGTTCTGAAATATTAAAATTCCCACCACCAATAAACGACCCAGGTCCAGAAGTTGTGTTAAAATACCCTCCACCAACAAATGAATAAAATCCACTTGCCGTATTTCCAGTACCTCCACCAACAAGTGAATAAATACCACTTGCGTCAGCATTAACACCAACTCTTTGTGTTGAGTAATTTCCGGATCCAGTTTCATACAATTGTGTTGCACCTGTAAAACCAGAAAAAATTGCATCAGATACTTGTTGTATTGTTGCTTTATATGATGATCCTGCCGGATTTTGAGAAGTATCACCAGTTATCACAATATGAATTAAATCTTGTAATGTTACTCCGGTTGCTAATGTTCTATCGGTAAGAAATCCCATTTATCTTTTATTTATAAATACATTAACTTTTATTATTGGAATTGATAAATTTCGTAATCCATAAAGAAGAAATCATCTCCGTCTTGGTATTGTTTTTCAACTGTCCCTTCATCAATACAAATTAATGTTGTTAATTTTTCACAACCAGTAGAATCAATTAATTTTAAACCAATTGCTGGTGCCATATCAAATTGACTTGGTAATGTTATTGTTATTGGTGTTGTTGTTATTTCACCAATATAAACACACTGATTTCCATAAACATCACAAGCAAACCCACTAAAAGGTGGTATAAGACCAACAATAGAATTTATAATTACTTGTGTCATTTTTTAATCACATTCAACACAAGAAATATTATATTGTATTACCATATTAACAATAAATCTTGTATCATTTAAAAGATTGTAGGTTTCTTTTCTACAATTTTTATTTATTTCATCACAGTCATTTGTTATTTTAACTGTGTTATTTTCGTAATCAATTATAACATCTCCAACACCAACAAAACCTTCTAAAATTGTTTGTAGTGTTTCACCCCATAATAAATCGGAAGGGTAATCTTCTAAACTGTTAGAATAATAAAAATTACTTTCACTTAATTCATCACCAACTTTTACACTTAATATAAAATTTGCTTCATTTAAAACACAATTTGTATCACCAGATGTTAAATCACCAAAACCTTCATTAAACATTTGTTTAATACCTCGTTTACCCATAATTGTTGTGTTTTCAAATGTTTTTTGACAAATTGTTGTATATGAATAATCACCAAATAATTGAGTACCCAATAGTTTTATTACCCTATCAAAAGAACAACCATTATTATCTATTACTTGTAATGAATAAAGACCATTTGTTAATCCGGTAACAAATAATCCAGTTTGACCACTTACATTTGGTGACCAATTATATGTAAATGGTGGTTCACCACTAGTTATAACAACACTAATTTGACCATCGTTACCAAATACCGGATTAAAACCAATTAGATCAAAATACATTTGATTTGATGGTGTAATATAAACCGCAACAAATTGTTGACATCCAGTTGCATCTGTTGTTGTTAATGTGTAATTACCTGGTTGTAAATTTTGAAAATTACCACTAAATTGTGTTATATTTTGTGGTGAGGTTGTTGGTCCAAATAAATTATAAGATATTGGTAATGTTGCACCAGTTGTTACTGTAGTAGTTATTGATCCATTATTCAAACCACAAGAAGTCCCAATGTTTATTGTGTTAATAGTGTATTTATCTTCATTAATTACTGATGTTGTTCCGGTATATATACAACCAGTACCATTATCAATTGTTATAATATAATCACCAGATGAAACATTTGTGAAATTTTGAACTTGTCCATTAGGTACTGAAATTGCTGTTTGACCTGTGTTTCCAGAAAGTGTATATGTGTACGTACCAAGACCAATACCGTTATTAATTGTTATTAAAATACTTCCGTTATTTGAATTACAATTTGAATTTGTTGTTGATAACACAACGGTACCGAATGAACCAGGTGTCACTAGTGTTGTTTGTGTTGTAAAATTACATAAACCAGCATCAGTAACTGTAATATTATATGAACCACTTGTTAAACCAGTAAATGTATGTGTTGTGTCAAAAGAAACAACTGAATCACCATTAGAACAATAATAGTAAAAAGGTGCAGTACCTCCGGTTGTAATTACCGTTATCTCACCATCATTTTGAAAACAAGATGGTTGTGTTAGTATTAATGAGCCGAGTCCAATTGTTTCTACAGTATCTATTTGAATTGAGTCTGTTTGTATACAACCATTTTGATTTGTTATTTCAACTGTGTATAAACCTTGTGTTAAACCAGTAATGGTTGTTCCAGTTTGTCCGTTTACATTTGATAACCAATTTATTGTATAGGCACTTGTTGGTGTTGTTAGACCGGTTATATATATTTTTCCACTACCTTGCCCTTGGACACAACTAGCATCGTCTACTTTGTAATAACCAAAATTAAATGATGTGCTTGGTTTAATTATTACTGATTCACTAATTCCTTGACATCCACCACCATCATCACCAATTATAAAATAACTATCTGCTTGTAAATTGTTAAAGATAAAATAATCTTCACCAAATGATGTTTGACCACTTGTTATAAATGTTGATGTTAAATCATACAATTCAAATGTTGATTGACCATAATTAAATTCAGTATAGGCGGTAATTGAACCACTTGGTAAATTACAGGTTGTATCATCACTTACCGCAAAAATTGTTGTTCCTGTTGAAATAACAAAGGATCTGATTATTGTTTGTGGTGGTGTTGGTGGTACAGTGGTCTCAACTACTTGGAATGAATAATTCCCAAACGGTAGTCCACCAACATAGTATGAGTTTGATCCTGGTGATAAAATAGTTGTTGGTAATAATCCACTGCCTGAAATTTCACTTACAACCCAATTTGGTGAGTTACCAGAAATTTCAAAATATAATTCACCAGAAGATGTGTTACCACAGTCACCGGTTATAGAAAAATCATATATATTAAGCCAACTCATTATTAATTACATAAAATTGTGAAGTTTATTCCAACATTTATTTCAAATGTATCATCAACACTAATTGGTATACAATTAACATTATAGACCGTAACAGTATTATTTACCTCATCAATAAAATAAGTATAACCATCATTTTGTAAATTTGTTAAAGAACTATTTAAACCATCAATCCATTGTTGGTTTGTTGGGTAATTTTGATATCCGCTTGTTATTGTAAATGGTTCAATAATTAATGGTACACCATTATATCTGATATCAACATACCACTCACATACAATGGTATTTAAAAGGCAATCATTAGTTGTTAAATTATTTATTTCTAAATAATTGTTTAACGCGTTTGACAATATTGTTCCAAAAGAAACATTTGATGGGTTTGAATCCCAGGGGTATAAAGGACATTCAACAAATTGTACCGGACAATCATAAGCAAATAATTGTGTTGTAAGTTCACAAGGATTACAAGGTACCGGAACAATTCTACAACCATATTGTCTTCTCCAAACAAACTTTTGTCTATGAAATATTGAGTTCTCAAGTCTAACGCCTGTGTTCCAAATTGTTGTTGCTGGTACCATTTGTTCTATTAAACGAATCCAATAATCTCCCATACCATTTACATAATCAATTAATGGTTGGTATGTAAAATTATCATTTGGTATTCCGGCAATTTCTCTAGATTCTAGATATTTCCAGTATATCGATTGTAGTGTTGGATAACCACCGGTTTTTCCGTCTGTTATAAATTGTCTATTTCTAACATTTATTGTGTTATGCCAAAATGTTTGTAAAAATTCAAAAAATGTTTTTTCTTTTGGTTTTGGGTTAATTTCAGTCCAATCAATACCACCTCTTTGTGGGTATGGAGTATTTGGATTTGGATTACAATAGGTTGGTTCAATATAATTAAGTCCTTCATTTGGTATTGGGTAATTATACTGTCTAGACATTGTCCAGACATCATATGCCAAACCTAAACTTGGGTTTAACATAATGTCAACATTTTTAACATTTAATACTAAACAATCTTCCGATGTTGGGTAATAAGCGTTAAAATTACCATCAAAACTTGTTCTAAGTCCGGTCTCATTATCTGTCCAACTTTTTTTATTATCTTGAATTCTCCTTAATTTGAATCCTAAATTCATAAATGGAAAATATCTATATCTATCTAAATATTCTTCACCATAATTAAATGGTCTTAATTTGGTTTGGTACGTTGGGTTTGTACCGGTAAACACCGAGGTTGTTAAATCAATTTTTTCCGGCATTCTATGTTGTGGTGTTGATTCAAACCAACCACCTCCAATTTGGAAAAAATAACTTTCACTTTCAACCGGCATACTAGGACAACCGAATTGATCTAACGGATAGTCAACAGATGTAACACTAATATCTTTAGTCACACTAGATAATGTAACTCCAGTATATTGTACACCCATAATTGAATAAACGTCTGTTTGGTCTAAGACTGGTGTTTGTTGAGTATAGGTACCCCCTGAAATTTTAGCATATTGGGTATCAAAATCATTTACATTAATTTTTTGATCCGCTAAATACACATATTCATTAAAATCAACCAAAAAATCCGGAGCACCAATAAATCTTAAAAGTGTTTCAATAGATCTTCTTGTTCCTTTTGATTTAAAAAGATACGCGGAATTCATTATCAAATTTCTATAGAATTGATAATTTAACTCATCTGGTGTTTTACCAACTGGTAACCCACTAAATTGACTTTTTTCTGAAACAAAAACAGAATCCAAAAAGTCTTTATCGCTAATTGGTGAAATATTTATTTTCCAACCTAATGTTTGTGCTAAATTTTTTAAAAGTTGTGATGGTATATCATCTTTAATATTGTAATTAACAGAATTTATATTTGCTAACGCACCTATAAATTTTTTAGTTTCGTCAAAACTTCTACCATATATCTGTACAACTTTTTCAAATTTTCTATCAATAGTATCAAATTCTTTTAGTGCTGATGTTGTATAAAATCTTGATATTAAATTTGTTGTGTAGTTATCTAAACTTACGGCAAAACTATTTAACGATGTTATATAATTTTCAAATTGATTTGATTTTATATCTAAATTCCAACTACCATCTAACGGAAATCTTAATGTTTTATTTGTAATTTTAAAAGTTCCATCATCATTTTCAACAGGTACTTTAAAATATGAAGTGTATATTGGTTGTATTTGTCTATTTAGTAAAAAATTTTCAACAGTATCAAAATTTTCGTTAAAAACTTTATTTACATAATAATCTGTTGGTCTTATTAAAAAATTTGATTGACTAAAGGTTTGATTTGGGAAAGGTTCACCTTCTAAATAAATCTTAAACGTAGTATCAGTCGGTTTTATCGGTACAATATCATTTATTGGGTATTGTTCTTTGTTTATGAATAATGAATATTTTTGATAATTCTTTTTCATATTTCTCAATTCTGATGTTGTAACCTCATATGAAGCAGTATTTCTATCTGCGTTAATTGAGAAGTCGATTGAAAATGGATTTTTAATTGTGTCTAAATAGATTTCCAACGTAGTTTCATTTTCAACTTTATCATATGATATATTTGTAATAGTATATCCAGTACTAAAATCTGATTTAAGACTACTAATTTGTAAAGCCGCTGGAAAAAAATTTATAATCCTTGTCAATGCGGCAGAAATTCTTAATGATAAAGAACCGTATAGTGTGAAATTTGTAACTTCAGATAAATCATAATTTGGGTAGACCTGAAAGTTGTTTGCTAAAATCATTTTAGATTGTTCAACACTTTCGATTTTTAAAGTATCTAAAGATATTGGGTCTGAAAATGTACCAATTTCAAAATTTCTATCTTGTTTTTCTGATATACCAGTTGTAAATTCAAAATTTCCTTGGGTAAAACCACCACCGTCAACAAGTTGGAACCCAACTAAATTGTCAGAAAATGTGTTTTGTCCCGATGCCTGTGGTGGACAAGTAAATTTGTTTATTGCCATTATCCGGTTATATTATTAAATGCCTTACTAAAATCTATATTAGTCCCACGATCTTGTCTAACTTCATAAAGAAGTTCATTAAACTGATCTTTAATTTCGTATAGATTGTATTGTTTATAGATATTATTTTGATTATCATAAATTGTGTAAATTCCATCATCAATAGATTTGGTTTGATTACCATAAAGTGCTATTGCTAGTGTTGAAATATCCTGGTCAACAATTTCAATTTCTGTTGTTATTGGATTGAAGAAGGTATTTGTGATAATAACATTCTGGTTTGGTTGACCAATAAATGGTGTTGCACTTGGTTTGTTTGTTGGTGACGCCGAAGGTGATAGTGTACAGAATATTAAATTTGTAGCACTTTCAACATATCTATATCTAATAGATTTTTGTGATGTGTTTGTTAAATTTTGATAAACCGGTTCGCAATAAAAAGATGAGGTGATTATTCTAAAAAAGTTTGGTATTTTTGTACCATTATCATTTAAATATTCAACTCTAAAACCAACTAGCCCTTGATTAACAAATTTATTTCTAAAGTCTGCCGGAACATTATTAATATCAATAACAATACCCTTAACATTTGGTAGTGCTGATAAAATACCACAATCGGTAATCTTTGTTCGTATTTCCGCTGGTCTAATATAAAGAGTATATATACCTAACCTATTAAATTGATCAGCAGGTAATTTTAAATTGTATAAACCACCGAGTATTTCTACATTAGCATTACCACCTGTATTATTGTTATGAAAATACGGTTTTAATACGTTTTTAGCGTCTAATTTTGTTAGTAAAAAATTATCAGTATCATCCCTAGTTGGGGTATAATTTAATATGATTTCAACATCATCTGGACTAACGTCCGCTGGTCTTATTGTTCCGTAACTTCCTGTTGCCACAATTTAAAATTTAATTATGTTTATCTTTTTATAAATACAGAGTTTAGTATTTTTTGACTTTAAAATAACCATATCCATATTTACTTATATCACCCAAATTATCAACTTCACCCAATCTTTCTATTGCTTCAAGTCCGGATATTTTACCTCGTTCCACAAATAACTCTGATTGGATTTGTGGTTCGTCAATAACATTTAGTAGTGCTTCATTTTTTGTTAATGCCGATAAAACATATTCATCTTTATCAATACCGTAGGATGAAATAAAATAAATTGTGGTACCATCATTTATATCCCAATATAATATATCATTAACTGTGTACGCAGTGTAAGTATCTGTTGGGTCCGGACCATAAACAATACCATAACTTCCAGATGTCCCAGTAACCGGGACATTTAGTTTAAATTTACCACCATATAAATTAAATTTTGGTCCATATTGTGTTAAATCATTTAAGTTACTTTGTGTATAACCGGTTATTAAAAATGGTACAGTAGTGAATGTACTGCTATCATAATCATCAATGTTTGTATTAGAATCCCCAGTAAATATGTAATCATAACTCACTGGAGTTCCTGTCCAGTTACACCCGGTTGCTGTAAAATATGCAGTACCCGCCGAATTAGGTATATTTACATTGTCATATGGTAAATTGATTGGTTTTGTAACATTGGAGATTCCCCAAGGTGAATAACAAATTAATTTTATTTCATATTGTGTTGTTGCCGCTGGATATGTGTGTGTTAATGGATTACTATTTGTTAAAGTAACTAGAGGTGAACCATCACCCCAATCTAAAACAAATGTACATAATTCTAAAAATTTTTTAACATCTGTTTCTGATGTATTATAAAATACAATAGTATATGGATTTAGTGTATTGGCTGACCATAAAAAATTAGTTATCACATCTTTTTGTAACACAGCACCATCAAATGGTGTATAGTAACCAAAATCAACTGTATTTTCCGTAAATAAAATTGGTAATGTTAAACAAGTTAAAAGTGATTCACCGTTTGTTCCACCACTTAAAACTAAATTCATTGGTAAATAATAACCCGTATCACCAGTTAGTGTTGTTACTGTTGTCGCAGTAATTGGACAACAGGGGTCAATTAAAACTGAAACATCTGTTACACCAGTATATGGGACCGTAATTAAATCGCCTTTTATATTTTCTGGAGAAATTTTAAAGTAATACCTTTGTTCTTCCATTATGGGTTAATATATTCGTACCAAGCAATTGGGTTTATTTCGTCACCGACTCTATTATTTGTCACAGTTGAGATTACCTCATATGTCTTGGTTGGATAATCCAGTTTTACTTTATAATAGAAATAATCAGAACTATCAAATGTAAAATAATTACCAGAAAGTGTTGATTGTGGTCTATTCATCATTCTCACAAAAACACCAAGACGAGCATCAAAAAATTTCGCACTCATATAGAATTCATCTAAATTTATATAATCTCTACTTTTTAACCAATAAATAAAAAATCCTTCTTTATCTCCAATATAATCTAACCCCATTTTTGGTTTTCTAATTTGAACATTTGTTAAATATGGTGATATTGTTACGGTCTCAAAAAATCCTTGTTGCACCGGTAAAATTATTGTAAAATAATTTTTTTGACTAACCTCATCTCTTGTGTCATAAAAATCAATCTTAAAAAAAGATTTTGTGAATGGTTTAGAGTATGAATATATTTCTTGTTTGGTAAATCCTTCGTATTGATAACTATTAATCCAGGCGGCCGGATTATTTATTGTTTGTCCACTATCAAAAAAATTAAATTCATAAAATATTTTTGTAACCAAATCATTTGTATTAGCCGACAAATAGGTATTATGTGCAAATCTTGATAATTCAAAATCATTAGGTGAACCAATTAAATCAATTAAAACTTGATCCTGGTATTCGTCAATTGCTTGATCACGTTCTGTAAAATCCCATTTTATTTCAATTGGAATATCAATCTGTTTATCAACAGTTGGTAATAATATTTTATACTTACTCACACTCATCTATAGTTGGGTCTGCGATTTCTGTTATGTTTTGAACACCGGTACCTTCAGAAAATACTCTAAATATTGTATTTCTAAAGGGATAATGTGAACCGTTGGTAAATGGATAATCCACACCTAAACCTTCATTATCAATAAATCCATATGGATAAATATCTCTCCATCTAAATCCACCTGAAAGGTTTGAATAGAACGAGTAATTGGGAATATCAGTAACCGTGTTTGGGTCACCTTCTTCAACATAATCCGAATAAACACTCAATGTTAATGGTGTTAATGGAAAATAATAATAACCAAATTTGTTATTTAATGGTGAATTATCAATTGTTGTAAAATAGTTTTGGTTAAAAGTAAATTTATGTATTTTTTTTGACACAATTCTTTCTTTTTGTTCATAGTCATTCCATTCACAAAAGTCCCCATCAATAGTATCACCAGAAACTAAATCTTGAGTATAAAAACAAGGAAATAAACCATTTGGGTTATTTGGAAAATATGTTGAGGATGGTATTGTAGTATTAGATAATGTATTATTTATATCCCACCAAGGATTTGGTACTTGACCATCTAAATAAACATTAAAATAGTAACCTTCTTTTAATTTATTTGTCCAACCATAATAACCTTTCCAAATTGTTGTAAAAAATAATTCAGTTATTGGTCTTTTTTGATTATCAAGTAATGGACTTATATCTATATCAACATTAAATGATAATGTATAATTTTGACTTCCCTCTAATGTTGATGTTCTTGGGCAAGACGGTGGTGTCAAGATTGTTAAAGGAGTTCCACCAGACAATGTTTTTTCATATTGTGTTTTTAAATTAAAAATATTTTGTTCAAAACCACTATTAACTAAAACTGCGTTTTCAGGATTGGTTAAAATTTTATGTCTTCTAATATAATATTTTGAGGTTGTTTCACCGGTGTTTGAAGTATCTAACATTCTTCTAAATGTCCCTATTACACCAGTACTAAATATACCGCCGATAAAACCTATGTTGTCAATATTAAAAATATACTCATCACTACCAGACCCACTATCACCAAGTGATGTTACCTGGAAAAAGTTATTTCCATTATAACTTAATGATAATTTAACATATTCACCAACATTTAGTCCGTGTTTCATAGGACATTTAAATGATACATAATCACCAGTAATTTCTTTTATAAAGAACGGTATACCATCACTAGCAGTCCAATACCAAGTTATTATATATTCCGGATCAGTAGTATATAAAACTTTATTATAATCATTTTCAAATGGATAGCTAACATAGTGGTTCCAATTGTATGTCGATGCACTTTGATTAACAAATAATTGATGATTTGGTAATCCGGATGTGTAACCAATTTTATTATTGTCTGTTCTTATAAAGTCAAATTCACTATACTGTGGAAACCCAGACCAAGCTGGAGTTGTATTTGGGTAACATAAAACATTTTGTACGTTTTCAACTAAATTTGAATAATATAAATAATTGTAATATGGTTCATAGGTTGTTATTCCGGAATAAGCATTTTTAAAAATGTAAGCAAATTTTGTTGTTGGTCTAAATATAGAAGATCTTTGTCTTTCTTCGTCAAAAACTTGTTCTAAACTAATATCAATTGTTCTATCATACTCAACTTGTTCATGTGAAGTTTGTTTTAATATGATTTTTTCAGAACTATCAATATCACTAGCCCCTTGGAATCTTTTATTTCCTAATATTATTTTATTTGAGTCGTCAATTCCCATTATTGTTTTGCTGTATCAACATATAATTTTATGAATTTATCAATTGCTGTTTTCCCATTGTTAAGTCCAAAATAAAAGAAAAATGGTGCACCAACTAAAATTGCTTTACCATTCGGTATTCCAGTTACAACACCTGTAGTTCCTGTTAATGGTTGGTTATTATTATCAAAATTTGTTATAAAACCAAAATTAGCTGTGTTTGTTAAATAATATTCGTTAGTATCTTCAAAGTCTAAATTTTGATAATAGTTTGAATAGAACCCGTTACTGGTTTGATTTTGATCTGCTGTTGTTAACCAATTATTATTTTCAGTTCCAAATATGTTTGGTGTTGGTCCAGTTATTTGCCATTTATAGTGTGGTACTTCTTGGTCTGATGAGTACCCAAAATAACTTACAACATCAAGACCACAAGATGATGGATAAGTTTCAATACCAGGTGTTAATCTTCTTCTATATTGATATTCTTCTGTTGATGATGAAAAGAAAACACCAAATACCGGTCTTTGTTCTGATGTTGAGTCTTCTCCAATAAACAAAAAATTATTAGGATAATTTTCTTCAATATAAGGATTTATCCTCCATTCTGAATTTATTGATAAAGCTTGAGCAAAATCACCATCAATCCTATCACCTTTTCGAGTACTATTAAAAAATTGTATTATTGACCTACCTTCTGCCGCACCACCTGTTGCATTAACTGCAAATGGTAACATTTGGTCTCTAACTGAAGCATTTAATAATCTAGAAATAAAACCCATTTGTATTAAATCTGAATTATCAGAATATGATGTTGCTCTAACTTGGTCAACAATATATCCATTAAATTGGTCACTATTACAAATTTGACTTATGAACTTATCTCTAGGTCCTAAATCCATAACAGTTGTTGGAAATTGTATTCTTTGTTCGTTGTAACCATACCCAGGATAAACATTAACTAAATAAGGTGGTAATGATGTGTTTATTGGTGGTGAATCAACACCGATAAAATTATTTCCATCCCAAGGTGATGAACGATAATAAAAACCTTTTGTTATTTCATTAAAAATTACAGTATCTTCACAATAATTATAAATTGGTTCATCCGGTTGTTGTAAGGTAAATGTTGTTGATTTATTAAATGAAAACATATAAAGAACACCATTTATCCAGTTATTTTGAAAAGTTTGTGAAAACACGCCTCTACATGCTGCAAACGTTAATCTAAATCTTGTTATCCATTCTAATAATAATCTAGAATCTTTTTGATATTCTGGTATTAAATATATTTTTTTAAAGAATAATCCGGTTAATGGGTCTGGGTTTTCAACGTAATTTAATAAACAATAACATCCTTGTTTTATTCTATCTGGTTTAACATCACAATTTGGGTTAACTCCTATATTTGTACCTGAACCAGTATAACATTGTAATGAAACCATTTGGTCACAATTAAGTGTTGAAGTTAAACTTTGAACAAATTGTGTTTCATCATAAACAGTTTGTCCAGCGTTTTGGTCTGGAGCAAAAGTTATTGTTGGGTTATTTGTTGTTCCTTCTGTATAATATGTAAAATTATCGTTTTGATGTAGACCGTAACTTGTTTGACCATAATTTTCTTGTGTTTTTGTTGATGTTGGGATTCTATCGCTTCTCATTACCAAATATTGTGTCGGTAATAAATTAGGGTCTGGATAATTTATTGGTGTTAAAGAATGTTTATGGTATGCTGTTGAGTACACTACATATTTTCTTAATGAAGATCCTGGTTCAATGTATAGATTAGTGTCATTTTGATTACCCCATAAATCATAAAAATCATATGGTGTTGAGTCTGTATTAGATGCTGTAAAAGAACCCCCAGCAAAATAGTAATTTGTTGTTGAGTCCACAATTGATGGTGATGGTGATATTATGGGTAAAAGTTTATTTCTTTGTGAAGCACCATTTACACTATAATATGTACCAGAACTTAATGTTGATACAGTTGGAAATGATGGCCAAGGAACATATGTATTAACAGTTGATACTGAATTATCATCTGTACATAAATAATAATATGGTAAATTAGATGTAAATGCGGTATATTCATTTCTAGTAATACCATTTTGATCAACGTAACTTGGACTTATTTTAAAATTATACGCTGGAAAATATAAATCTTGTGAAATATTTGTTGGTGTGTTATGACTTTTTGGTTTGTTTCCACCTGAATAACCTTGTATTGGTACATTTAAATAATAATCACCCTCAACAATAACAGAACCAAATGATGTTTGTCCGAATAATTTTGATAAATCATATTTGTTTTTATATTTACCAGAATGTGGGTCAACACCTCTAGTTAATATTAAAATTTCATAACCAGAATAGTCATTTGATTTTGTTATAACATCTGGTATTTGTCCATACAAATAATTTGTGTTGTTGTATGGGTCACAAGAATTTTCAAATATAAATCTAGCGTCGTGATTTAAATATTTTTTAGGGAAATAGTTGTTTGTTGATGGTGAATAATTTGAATTTAAAATAAATTGTGAGTATGTAAATCCTGTTATTACTTGGAAATATTCGATATCTGTAACAAATTTTAAATATGTTTCATTACCAGTATTTCCTGTTAATAAATAAGAAGTTGGTGTCGCGTTTGTATTATTATTTGTTGGGTCAGCATAAACAACTTGTATAACCGTTGATGCAGATGTAGTTCCTGTTAAAGCATTATTACCAAATTGATTAACTGTGTTTGCAGTTATTGAATTATAGAATGTGGCTCCGGTTAAATTTTGATTACACAAAGATAGACTTGAATCTTGGAATGAGAATAAATTACCTACACCTATTTGAGCTAAAGTACCTGGTTTTGCTAAAACAACTAATGGTTGGTCTAAATGACCTAGTGAACCAAAATTACTTGGAGTATTGAATACTGTTTTTATTTGATTAACCCCATCAAAATATTTTTGTCTATAATTAAATTCATTTAGTTTCTGTGTATAAGATTCCGTTATTGGATAGGCCAACCATCTTTGTGAATCTGTTGGGTTATTAAATGTATTTCTAACTCTATCAGCCGCAAATAAAAATGGTTGTGGAGCGTGTAGTAATTTTTTATCTGGAATTCCTTGTTGGTCATTACCGGTATCTAATGACTCACTACCACTTATTAATCTTTGATAACCTAAACTTGCGGCAACAGCAACACCAGTATCAATATCTTGTTTAAAAAGACTATAAGATAATGATTTATATTGTTCAAATACGTTTGGTGTTATAGGACAATAATATGGTCCTTCGGATGCTAATAAATTACCATTATTGCTTGGTTGTTCTAAATTTGGGTGTGTCACATTAAAAGTGGCAATCAAATTCATTGGTGCTAAAAATGATGTTGACGTTGTTGCTGATGTTGGTATTCCTGCTGGTGGAGTAGCCCCATCAATATTTTGTTCTGAAGCAATTTGATTTGCGGCACCTTCTATTGTACTTGAATCAAAGTCATCTGACATTTCAGCATTTCCACAATCACAATCACAAGTAGAACAATCTGGATAAGATAACATTGGTAAACCAAATCTTGGGAAACCCGTAACTTTAATTGCAAATAATATTGACACAGCTAATAATAATAATGAAAATCCTAATTTTAATATTGCTGATATTACACTAGCTATTGTTGTTGCAACTAATCTTATTGACTCTAAAAGTGCTCCAATATCAAATACTGGTCCTGTTGGTGAAATTGTTGTAACAGAAAATCCAGTATTTATTGTTTCATAACCAGATTGTATTGATTCATACACTGCAATTCCAGCATCTATTGATTCTCTTAATGCTAAATAAATTAATACAAATTTTAAAATTGGCCAAATTAAGGCTATTAAATGGGCGATAAATAAAATTAATAAAAATGGTATTGTTAATATTGTAATAAACAAATTAAAAATAAAAAATATCCAATCAAAATTTCTAACAATATCATTTACTGGAAAAGTATTTACTGTTGATTTACAAGTTCGATTATCAATTTCTTTAATACCTAAATGTTTTGCTCTACCAATACCGTTTTTATATCTATCAAGAAACATTGCGGTAGTGTAAACTTTGTTATAATTAAATTCATAAAAAGTATCTTCACAATTAATTGCTGATTGTTCATCAACATAATCATCCCAATCAAGACTAAAGCTATATGACCTTAATAAGTCAAAATAGTCCTGTTGATAGTATTTATATATAACTTCTGATTGTTGATTTGGGTCAACAAAATTTGGTATTATTTCAACTTGATCACCAGAATTTATAGGTATAACTTGTGTATCACCATAATATGGTAATGAATTTATATTTACAGAATAAGAACTTATATTTATTGCCTCATCAAAAACTAAACCACCACCAGATGGGAATGTAATTGTAGTACTTATTGGACCACCCGGTATAGAAAAAAGTGTGTTTGGTGCACCATTAATACCAGTATAAAAAATTGATGAGGGTAATGTTGGGTCTGTTGGTACTATTGTTACAATAATATAATTGTTCGCACTTAAACCTGTAATACCATTTAAAGGGTTTCCTAAATATGGTTGTGGTAGTAGTGGAAATAAAGTTGGTGAAATTGCAACTTGGAATGAATTTACGTTTGTTAATACTGGGTTTACTAAATCACCATTTGATGGTATTATAAAATCATCAGTTAATACTAATGGTTGTACTGTAAAATTTACCAATGGTACTGGTGTTGTTGCAGTTTTTAATGGGTCGTTAGTATAACTCGATGAGTTCCACCCATGTTCTTTTACGTTTGGGACAAAAAAGTTTGCTCTCTGTATCTCATTTTGTAAACCACCCTCATTATTCCATTTGAATTTGAAGCGGTATTTTGCTTTTGTTGGGATACCAATTTTTGGGTCGTCTGAAATTGCCTGTTCACCAAATTCATTAGTGTAAATATAGTCCAAATTCATCGGTAAATTAACCAAGTATGAACCATCACCATCAATTACCTTACCATCTTGTTCTAGTCTATATTCCTCTAGTGTTGGTCTACCTAAATCATCAATATTTATTGTTTGTCTAATAGACAATATTTGTCCAGGACCCGCAACTAATTCACATAAATTTCCAGTATTATTTTTTGGTTTACAACTAACTCTAATTGCATCATCATCATTTGTTGAAATTACTGAACCCATAAAAACAGCTTTCGGTTCTATACTAATGTTAGCTTCGCTTGTTAAATCAAAATCAACCCTAGTAATTCCCAATTGACAAATTTCCGGTTCACCCCATAATGGTGCAATATCAATAATTTTATTTAATGTTTTAATTTGTGGTAATTCGTTTAGATTAGTCGATGATTTAAATTTTGAACCATTAACTTGTGTTTCATTGGCAACGCCAGCTTGGATTAAGTCTTGTGGTGTTAATGAAAAACAACCCATATCAGATAAATCAATATCTAAAAATATTGTTTGGGTTCCAAGTGGAACACCAAAAATCATATAATCACCACTATCATTTGTTCTTGTTGTATATTTATAATACTTGTCATATACCTCAATATAACTTTGGTCTAATAAAACTTCTTTTCTTGTCGGGAATGTACCGGTAGCAATGTGACCATCATATGATTGTTCTTTTGGTAATAAATTATATCTATAACCTTCCTCATCAACATCAGCAATTGATGTGTAAGGATATATGTCTGTAATTACTGGATTTGTTGAGTCTTCATCTGACAATGGTATAAAAACAGAAATTCTCGCATTTGGTAATCCAAAACCACCATTTACAAATACTCTACCTACAACAACGCCATAGTCGGAACATCGTCTATTATAAACATCACTTTGTAAAATTTTTAGTGATAATATGTTGATACTTTCAAAATCTTGTTCAAGATTAACTTTAATTGATTTATCAACACCGACCTGGGTTCTTATTCTATGTGATTTTGGCATTAAAAATTCCTTTTTTCATAAATAGTTTATTTCCTATTTTAGAAAAATAATCTTAATTATAAAAAAGTAAAAATAAAAAATTTTTAACACATAACAGACATAACTTTATAGTCTTGTTTGTATTGATTCACATAACAATTATACGTTGCTTTAATTCTATCAGCATCAGTTGATGTAGTGTTATTTGTTTTAAGTTCACATAATGAACTAACACATGACAGAATATTTTCCCTATTTGGTTCACCTCTCATTGTTTTAGAACAATATCCATTAGGGTCAACACTTTTTAATTCTTTATTTGTAAGACCAACACTGTATTCACCCCAAGCGGTACTAAATTTTTCACCAACAGTTAAACATAAACCATATTGATTTTTTTTAGCAAAAGCCTCTTGACTTGTTTGAGTAGTTTCTTTAAGAATTTTTTTAACAATTCTTTTTAAATCAGATTCAGTAAGTTTTATAACTTTTTTCATAATTTTTTAATTATAAATACTTTTTAATTAAGAAAAATTAACACCCTTAAAGTTTAGAACTCTTACATTAATATCTTTGTTTGGATATCTAACTTGGTATGTTTGAGTTGGTTCAGCAAAAATTGTGTCAGCAATTAATTCAATCTGTTTTGTTTCCGCATCAACATATCTTTGTGATGTTTGTGATGATGAATATTGTCCACCAACTTTGTTAAAGACCTGGATATCGGAAATACTAATTACACCATCTAAAGCCTGGATTTGTTTTCTAATCTCAGAGATATAAACATTTTCACCCATTTGTCTATTTGATGGTGAAAAATATTTTGTAACAATATCAACAACCTGTGTTACTAGTGCTCCTTGATTTTGGCTAGCATCTAAAACAACATCAACATTTAACCCTAAATCAATTACATTTGCACTTTCAACCGAAATATAGTCATTTATCATTCTGTAATTTGACAAATAATTTGCAATATTTTGTTTTAATGTGTTTGATGTTATTTCAGTTAATTTACCTTCATTATCATATGAAAGTAATTTAATCTTAATTTTATTATTTTCTTCTGTAATTGTAACTTTTGCTGGAGCACCAAATTGTGATGGCATTGTTCTAATGATTGACTCATAATCATTTACTGTTACGGCTCTATTTTGGGCGGCAAAGTTAAATGTAACCATTTGTCTTACCTCTTCAGTTGATGGGTTATTTGCACCACCAATTGCCGCAGTTAGATTATTACATCTTAAAGAATTAATTACCGTTCTATTAACACTATCAGATGGTCCGTTTACTGCAAACGATACGGTACCAATTTGATTGATAACACCAATACCTAAATTACTTGTTTGTCCGCCACCAACTCTGTATTGTACAAACATTGTTGTGTTAGGTTTTAATGCACTTCCAAGTGCTAAGTTATTTGAATATTTTGATAAATTAAATCCTAAACCATCTCTTGTAAATTCTCTTAATTGTTCTTCGGCTGATGTGTTACCACCACCAAATGTCATTTTAAAGAATCCTTCTGGTGTATATTCTGTTATAAATTTATCACTTGTTAATATATATTTTCCAACCTTAATGCCGGGATTATCAGAAACTTTTGTTGGGTCTTCAACAAATACCCTATCTTCAATTAATGCTTTTACTTCATACCAACGATTATTTAAACCTAAAAATTCTTGTGGTTGTGGGACTGTGGTATATTGTGTACCTTCTTTTATTAAGACACTAGTAACACCTAGTACATTTTTTTCTGGTAAAAATAATTCAAAAAATGGTTTTACATCATTTGCTGTTATTACTCTTTTGAAAACCTTTGTTGATCCATTAACAACAACCTCTCTTTTTGTTATTGTATAGTTTATTAATTTACCGGTTGAATCAAAATTTGGTGTTTTTAATCTATTTGGGAATCCTTCAGCGTTTATTGCTGATGAAAAATCAATATCATAAACAGTTTCAAATGGTTGTCCTCCACCATTAACTTGTGCTCCTCTACGAAGTATACCACAATATCTTAAATCTTCTTTATCACCAAAAGCCGGAACTGTAATTGAGAAATCAACTAAAGCAACTGATGGTCTTTGTCCTGGTATTTTTAAACCGTACGTTCTTGCTATATCATATACCGATGACTTTTGTTGTGCATATTGTAAAACAGTCTCTTGGATACTTCTATCTATATGAAAATGTAGGTTGTCACTAACTGCAGCATTTAAATCCATTAAAACAGAGAAAATACCTGCATCGTTAAAGTTTTGTACTAGTGTTGGGTAATATTGCCTTGTAAAATTTATTAATTCAGTTCTTAACCCCTGAAAATCCCTTACCGTATACGATATTTTTTTATCTGCCATCTTTAAAATTTATTATATATTTAATATTACAAAATCACTAGATTCAAAAGCAGAATTTGTAATTCTATAATCAATTCTAACTTTTGCGGTATGTTCTTTTTCAGCTAAACCCGGAACTCTATACTCTCTAGTACCATCTGGTGTTATATATGTCGCACCAGGATCTGTATAACTCAAACTAGCGTCTTTAATTTCTATATTAGTGATTAAAATTCCGGGTAAGTAATTTGCAACACTGTCTCTAATTTCGGATTCAATCTCACTAAAAGTTGGTCCATCAAGTGGTTCAAATAAATACTCGTATAATCTTGTGCCAAAATCTGGTAAAAAATATCTACTACCTTTTCTTGTTAATAATAAATGAACTAAACTACTTTTTACTTCCTCATTACTACTATTTGTGGTAAACAAATATCTACCATCATTAGAATCGTAAAATGGGAAATTTATACCATATGTAAATCCGTTTGCCATATCAAATAAATATAGTAACTACGAGTTTTGAATAAAGACTTACATTAAGTTACTATATTTTTCGTAAAAAATTTTTGGCATTTCTAAATGATTATAAGTTTTTGACGGTATTCTCAATGAAACTTTATTTTGCTCCATAGTTTTTATGTTTTTTTGATAACTAGGTATGCCACTCCAGTTTTCCCATCTAGAAATCATTTTTGTATTTGATGGTAATTTATTATAAGCTTTTGGTGTTGATGGATCAATTAAACCAATAAAATCGTAATCACCATTAAGTTGTGACCAAGTATTTATACCACCCCTAGAGAATCCACTAACCGATTTTATTCTAAAATTTTTAATACCATTGTTTTTTAAAACATTTTTTAATGTTTCTAATGAATTTTCATAATTACTATATATCACATTTTTATTTCCAAAATAACCTTTAGCCTGATTTTTCATAAACTTTGCACCATATTGTGTGCTTGGCATACCACCCCAAATTAAAGTAAAATCTTTTGACTTTGGGTTTTTTATGTCAACAATATATGAATTACTTTTTATTGTTGGTTGTGTTACTTTTTCATTTTCTGTTTTTTTGTTTTGGTTTGTATTACTTTCAGTCTCTTTTGATTTTATTACTTTATTAATTTTATCTTCAATTTTATCAACATTAATTTCTTTATTTTTTAATTTGTCTTTATTAACACCTAAAATTTTAGCAATTAGTGATAGAATAAAATCTTTTAATTCTGATTCGGTTAGTAAAACTTTTTTCATATATGATAAATATGAATAGATAAAAAAAAATCCCTACTTTCGTAAGGATTCTTTTAAGTTTGTACTACCCTTTTCATATAAGGGTTCATATGGACAATGTTTACATTTTGATCCACAACACTTACCCCTCTTTATATGATAAGATTCAGACATTACAATATTTCCAAATTTATCTTTATAAAAATCTGGTTCCGGAGTTTTTTTTGTCGTCTCCTGAACATATAGTTGTTGTATCCAATCTTTTGATGCGTTTACCGTCATTTTAATTTTGTTTTCTTTGGTTATAAAACGCTAACAATACTTGATATGTTAGCGTTATGTCATTACCCCAGGTTACTTTCATAATTAAACAATTTCACACGCACCACCAGCACAAGCTGCTTCACCACGAAGATCGGTGTTATCTTGTAACTCAATTACTTTTGTAAGATCAACATTTTTTAATGTTGTTGATAGTCTTTCAAAATCTTCTTTTGTACAATCTTCAAAAGGTGCTTGTGTGTAAGTTCCTCCGTTGTATGGTAAAACTGATAATCCATTATAGAATTTTCTATTTTTCCACATCCAATCACCAACTAAATCCCACTCGTCTTCTTTAATCGAAACTGTTGCTGATACGTTGTGAGTATTTTGTCCAGTTCTATGTCCAGGTTTAATCCATTCTTGTGATACTTTTTTCACTCTCTCGAGCATTTGGAATACTGACTCGTATCTCAAAATTGATCCTTCTGGTGCTCTTTGTGGAATTGTAATTACCGCAGTGTCGTGTGGTCTAAAATATTCATCTTCAACAAGTTCCGGGTGGTTGATTGCAAGATATGTATAAATTGCTTCATTCTTCCCAACACGGATTCTTCTTAAATAATAATCATTATGCCAAGCGTGAATTCCAGATGATGTTCCCAGTACTAATGATGAGGTACCAGATGGTTTAACAGTTGTCGTTCTTGCTGACTTGTTAATACCAATAAGTCCGGCAACTCTTTCATTTTCTTCTTTAACCGCTTGAGCTGCTGCTTTCATATCATAACCTAAAACAACACCTGATCCAATTCCTGTCATTCCAACACCGATAAGTGCATCTTTCTCTGTTGTTCTTTTCCAAACATCTCTCAAATAATGGAAGTCAGTGTAACCAGCTTGTAGTGTTCCAATAAAGGCCGCACCTTTCACTCTATTTTCAAAATCCTCTTGAGATTCTAAATCTGAAGCGTTAACTTCGCACAAGTTACAGAATTGGTAAGGACGAAGTGCAATCTCACAACAAGGGTTTGTTCCCCAATCTTTATCGTTTGATAAATAGATTCCAGGTTCTCCAGCTCCAGACAATTCAATTCGTTTCCAAAGATCCATAAAATATTCTTGTGTTACTTTATGTCTTAAAAGAACTGCTGAATTGTTTGCTCTACCTCTTTGTGGATTTGATTCCCACCAGTTTCCGGACTTACAAGAAATCATTTCTTCATCGTCAGCACTAAATAATGAAATTAAAGCCGCTCTACGAATTCCACCGGCAAGTACAGCGTCAGCGATATGACATACGATGTCGTGTGTTTCAATAGGTGTTAATTTATCGCCATCATTTTTGTTTTCCATAACCTTTGTGATGTTGTGAATACAATCTTTTAAAGGTTGTGGTCCTGGTGCTTTTCCTCCAGATGTAACAAGAAGAGCTCCTTTTTGACGAATGTCTGAAAAATCAAATATAGGTGTTGAAGATTTAGTTCCCATATACGATTCGATTAATACTTTAATTGCATCAGCCCATCCCTCAATAGAATCACCAATTAGGTATCTTCTTGTTCTTGTTGGGTTTGGTTTTTTAATTTCTGGTAATTTATCAACGTGATGTTTTTGTACTGAAAACCCAACGCCGGTTCCACCTAACAATAAAAACATTGTTTCTGAAAATGCGTCTGTGTGGTCTACCGGTAAGTAAGCACAGTTATAAACTCTGTTTGGTGAGATTTCAATTGGTTTACCACCGAATTGTAATGATCTCATTGATGGTAAGATTTTCTTATCATATACCATTTTGTAGACGTTTTCAATCTCGTCTTTAATTTGTGGGTATTTTTTTTGGTGCATTTCTTTATTTCTTGTCACCAATTCTTCCCACGTCTCCCTTCTATTTAATTCAGGGACGAATTTAGCGTATTTCATATATACTGTAATATCGCTTAATATTTTTTGTGAAATATCCATATTTACAAATTTAATTATTTTATTTTTAATTTTCTACTGATTTTGTTTTTTCTTTTTGTTGTCTCTTTTCCAACAATTCCTTAACCCTTTGTCGTTGTCTTTCCTCTTTTTGTTCTTCTAAACCTAAGAATGTTGTTGTAGATTCTGTATCAATATCTAGCATTGCATTATCAAATTTGCAATTTTCAAATACCACACCGTCATCTCCTATACGAGATTTGGTAATTGCTATTGTGGCAAGTTTCATTTCTTTTTGTTGTAATGACTTTGCTACTGTTATAATAACGTGACCTACTTGTGCTTTCTTAATTGATCCACCCATTTGGTCCGTTGTTACAACATCTGATGATATTGATGAACGGTTACCTTGTGTTGCGGTCCAACCAACTATGCTTAGTTCGTGACACATAGCTTCAAACGCTCTCATTACAGACCCTTCACTCTTCCATTCGTCCCCTAGGTTTTTATCCGGAACAACACAATCAATATAATCTAAAATTACCATATCTATCTTTGTTCCGTCAGCAATCATCTTTCTAATCTCATTTTTGATTTGAAGCATTGTTTTGGTGTCAGATGGTAATTTTTTCAAGATTAGTTCATTTGGCATAGATTCCTTGATTTCTTTTACTTTTTGCATTACCTCATCCCTTTTTTCTGACAATTCGTCAGGATGAATTTTTGTCCAAAGGGTAAAATGTTTCCTTTGTATCACTTTTGGGTTGTCTTCAAAAAAGATTTGAAGAACGTTAAATCCAAGGTTAAATGCGTGATTCGCAATCTTTGTTGTTAGAGTAGATTTTCCAACTCCGGTCGGTGCAAGTATTACACCAATTTCACCTTTAGCTAATCCTCCTTTCATTAGTCTATCGATACCAGGTATTCCCATTGGGATTGGGTGTCTGTAATCGTCATCTAGCACTTGATCTAGGTTTGAAAAGACATCCATAGCACTTGTGTCTTTTGAACCAACCAATAAGGCTTCTCTTACTAATTCTTCTAACGTGTCGTAGCTTTCAAACTCTCCACCGTCAATAATTTTTTGTGCCTTTTTCATCACTTTCTGTAACTCTTGTTGTTTACAGAATTTAAGTGCTTTTTCTTGTACGAAATCCACCCCCTCGATAGGTGCATCCTTGATTTTCTTAACAGTATCAAGGACAACTTTAATAGCAGTTTCCTGTTGTAATTCAGATTTGGCTACTTGTTCCAGAGTATCAAATGATGGTGTGTGGTCGTATTTTTTATAATACTCTTTTATCATCTGAATGATAATTTTAAAATACTTATTTTCAAAATAATTATTCTCAATTACATCAATGATTGAATGTGAAAATTCTTTGTCTACAATAATTTGGTTAAGTAATTGAATTTGAAAATTGTTTCCGAGATACTCAAAGTTTTTGTTAGTCGCCATATATTTTTCTTATGTTAGTAATGATAAATACTACTACAATTAGATAAATTGTGGATAAAAATAATTAAATTTTTTATCTGAAAAAATGTCAGTAAGTTCCGACAATATGCTTTTCAGCTTTGGGCGTAGGTCTACGGTATATCTCACCTTTGGTGGGTATACTTTTGCGTCAAATGATCTCTGACAAATTGTCATATTATCTACCTTAATATAAAGGTTAAAATTTTCATCTCCCTCCGTAATTGATGTGTTTAACACCTCCGGATTTTCCATAATTTCATATTTGTTCTCCAACATATAAACTACGGATCTCATTTTTAAATCAGTTTGTAGGGAGTTACAAAAAGATTTGATGTAGTCATAAAACTCTTCTGATTTGTGGGCATTTTTATTAAACCCTTTAACATTGAAAAATCTTTGTACCACAATGTTGTCATTACACATTAACAAAAATTCAACTTTTGTTACATCTTGTTCTCTCATTTTTTTACTTTTTTGGTTTGTTTCTAAAATTTGTTTTTTCTTTTCTCGATAGTTTTAAAAATGGTCTTAAAAAATTTACCCAGGCGTCGTCACCTTTTGGTAGAAATTTAAAAAATCCGTCCTCCATCATCATTCTAATTAAGTTTCTATGTCCTCTTCCGTCTGGATCCAATGACTCGGAGTAATATAAACTAACTAGTTCTTTTCCTTCATCTGAAATAAGTGGGTTTGCAAGGTCCACCAATTTCTCATTTATGACAAAAAACTCTTCTCCAAAAATCCCTTCTTTGGTTTTACCACTAAGTAGATTTTGTAAGGCTACATTTCCTTTTTGTTCTGTTAACAACTTTTCAGCCTTGGTTAAAATATCGGTATATTTAACCTCACTTTCAAGTATTTCTGGAAATAATTTAAGAAATGTTTTTTCACCAAGATAAAAGATACCATCAATATTATCCGAACTATCACCGGTTAATATTTTGTAGGTTTTAATATTATAGTGGGGGATTTCAGATGAATCCATCTTAATTCCATCCCCCAGTTTATAATATCTCTTATGTTGTGGTGAGTATATAGAGACCCTATCGGAAATAAGTTGTGTTAAATCCCTATCTGAAGAAAAAATAGTCTTATCTTCATCCTGTGATATTTGACAATAATAAGCGACCAAATCATCGGCCTCTGATTGTTCAACTTCTAATTGTCTTACAAACATCTCTTCAAGGTATTGTTTTACCCTCTCTTTTTGTTTTAAAAAAGATTGTTCTTTAAAATCTTCGTCGTCTTTTTGTTTACGATTTAATTTGTACTTTGGGTATATAATTCTTCTTTGTGATGATCCGGTATCGCTATCCCAAAACACAACAACTTTATTGTAGTTATTTTCTTCTAAAAATCGTCTTAGAGTGTTTAAAAAATGCCAAGTACCACCAACGTGTTCACCTTTGTTAAAAAAGTCTCTAACACCGTGGAAACCGATTTTTAGAAGGTTATTACCATCTACCAATAAAGTTTTAGTCATTTAATTCTTCGTTTGATTGGTTTGACAATACTGGTTCTTTTTCAACAATGTAGTCACCAAGGAATTCACTAAATATTGCTTCCATAACTGGTACACATATTGAGTTACCGGCAAGTGAGACATGTCCTTTTGTTGATAATGATGTTGTTAACAATAAATCAATATCTTCGTCACGAACACCCATAAATCTATATCCCTCTCTTGCCGTGATATTTCTTACTCTACCATCTTCAGTCATAATCTGTGGTGAACCACTTGTTGTAAGACAAGGTGAGCAACCGTCAACAGAATATATTCTTCTTGTTTGGTCATAATTTACATCATCTCTTCTTGCTATTAACTTACATATTGTATTTCCTTTTGGTTGGTGTGGTGTGTATGGACAGTCAATGAATAATTCTGGGTCCTGTGTATCCTCAATAAAAGACCTCATTGGGATTCTTGTTTTTTTGTAGTTATCAACATTCTCCATTCTTGTTGCAACATCAGTATGGTCTCCATTAAGAACTGAAATCATAAATACTCTTTCTCTATTTTGTGGACAACCAAAGTCGGCACCATTAAGTAATCTCCAATATGATGTGTAACCAAGACCTCTTAAAAAATAGATATGTTTTTTAAAATTTTCATAATGATTTTTTGAGATAAGGTTTTTAACGTTTTCCATTAACAAATACTTAGGTCTATTTGTTGATAAAATTCTTTCAACATCAAATAATAACCCACTTCTAGTCCCTTCTTTAATACCTCTTTGAACTCCTGAGATTGAAATGTCTTGGCAAGGGAATGAATATGTTAATAGGTCACACTCTGGAAAATTATTGTGGTCAATTTTTGTAATATCACCTAAATTACCCATTTGTGTTTTATGTAAAACATCATAACACTCATTTGCTTGTTTGAAATTGTCACAGTTAGCAACATTTTCATGGTCAACACCAATATATTTAAGTGCTAATTCTTGTGTTCCATACCCGGAAAATAAAGAAACAACTTTTAATTTATTCTTGTTCATATACCTTTTCTTCTTTTAAATCAAATTCACCATCTACACCTATAATTGTTTTCCAATATTCGGCATATTCACTTTTGTAAGTCTCAATAGACTTTTTTTCTTCTGTAGCATCTTTTCCAGGTAAGAAACCGTGTGGGGTTACAATAATCTTACCATCTTCAAAACCAAGTCCATTGATATGGTTTTTCATAACAGATACCTTTGTTCTTGATGCAAACTTCACAGTTCTTTTATCTTTAGTAGCTGTAATTTTTGTTGTTCCAGCACCTTTTTGATTTCCGTATAAAAATACCAAAGATGAGTTTAACCAAATTGCTTCACCACCTTTTGCTTTAATTTTTGGTTGTCCAAATGGATTATCTGGTAATTCAACCCAAGGTTGGTTTACAATAATTAAAGTGTTCTCGTATTTTGAATCTGCTTTTCTTGATCCGGAAATTCTTTGATTAATACCCATACCAATCTTATCTGCTAAAACACTTGCATTGTGTTGTTTCCCACCTTTACCTTCGTAAGTCATTTTACAAGGGACAGAACCAACTGAATCCCACATAATACATAATGAATAGTCTAACTCACCCTTTTCTTGAGCATCTAACAAATCATTAATATAATCTGTAATTTGTTCAATATAACTAAAATTATTATTAAATAGAAAGAATCCGTCCCAAGTTAATTCACCAGTTTCTTCATCAACAACTTCCTCACATTCAAAACCCATTAGTCTTGAGTGTTCAAAAGACCATTTTTGCTCTGTAATAATGAATACCGGAAGAATTTCTTTTTTCTGTGCATCAACAGCTGTTTTTACAAGTGCTGTTGTTTTACCAGTATCAGAATGTCCCAAAAACATATTGATATGCCCCATAGCAGGTCCTGGAAGACCAACAGCATCTAAAAATGCTGGACCTAAATCAAAATATCTTTGTGGTTTGTATTTTGCGTCCGAAGAGAATTTTTTCTTAATCGAACTAAAGTCAGTTTTTTTTATTGCCATATACTTTTTTTATCTAAATATAGTTAATCATTTTATAATAATCATCATTAAAGTTTGGATTTAATTCAAAATTACCGAGATTATTTTTAGTCATTTCGTCAATTTTTTTATAAATAATTTCTTTTGGTGTATCACCAAATCCAGAAACGTGATATGTATTCATTCCCCATCTATAAATCATAGTTGGTTTACCATTATCTTCATAAATTTTTGCATTATTTTTAAACGTAATATCAAAATCTTCACCAAAATTTTTGTCCGGAAATTGGATTCTATTTATATAACTTTTAGTATAAACATTTCCATTATTTACGTTTCCACCGATTTTATCAAACTTATTATGTATAAAAAAATAATGGGTCTTTGGTCTGTATATTTCATACCCAGGATTTGCATTAATAAAACCTTCGGTTATGTTTAAAGCATCCGGACCTAAAAGATCGTCATCATCTAATCGATAAATGTAATTATAAGAACATTTACTAAAACCCCACTCAAGTTTTTTGGAAATACTTGTAAACCTCTCTTTTAAGTTAAAAATTTTTACTTGTGGGTGATTAAATGTATAAACATTATTAGGGCTATCATTTATTACAACCATCTCACTATTTGAATTATTTTGTAATAAAAAAGACTGTATTGCCTCTTCAAGTAAGTGGTGTCTTTGGTATGTTAAAGTTAAAACTGAAATCATATAAAAAAATAAAACTTGGACACCTTGTCTAGGTAGATGTCCAAGTTAATTAATATTAGAATGGTAACTCTTCATCAACATCATCACCGGCTTGTGGGTCCTCAACTTTTGTTTCAGTTTTTGTTTTTCCACCACCCATTGAGATTTCTTCCTCAGAAGTATTACTATAGATGTATTTTCCAGCATCAGAATCCCATCTTGGTGTTTCACCACGAGCAATCGCTTCAAGATATTCAGCTGGTTTTTTAGAGTATACATCTTCCCAAGTAAGTTCGTCTTCCAACCAAGATGTCATTGTTTCTTCGTCTTCGTGAACTGGAGTTGGGTCATCATACATAACTGTTTGGATTACAGTGTAGAAAGCTCCTTTTGGAGTTTTTGCTTTTGTTAATTCGAGGATTAAATCTCTTCCTTTTTCACCATCAGCAACATCACCTTTTGCTTTATAGATTGGAATAATTTTATCAAAAATCCCTTCTTGTTTGTAATTGTGTTTGAATCTCCAGAATTTAGGTCCATCCTGTTCGTTGTCACGGTCAATTACCTTAACAATATAAAACTTACGAGGTTTGTATTGTTTTGCCAATTCTTTGTCAGATTCTTTACCAGTTGACATAAGAACATCATAAACTTCACTTAAAGGTGAACGTTCATTGTCATTTTTTCCTGGATCATAGAATTTCTGCCATTTTCCGTCCACAAGAATTTCGTGGAACCATACCTCTTTAAAAGGTGAAGATCCGTCTGGAGTAGGTAAAATACGGATTTTCTTTTGTGCTTGCTTTTCGTTGTCTTTAAGTATTGCAGCAAAATACTTTTTCATTCTTTCTTCTTGTGACATCTTTGCAGTGGAAGAAGAACCACTTTGTTTTGAGCTTTCATACTGAGCCAAAACCGCATCTAAAACATTGTTTGTCGCCATATATATATTAATTAAAAGTTTACAATAGAAAATATAAGTTAAATTAGTGTCGCAGTCAATAAGGTATTAAAAAAATAGTTTAAGGTCGTAAATTTCGACCTTAAACATTACATCATATTATTATCCTCATTTTCGTCATAATCATTAAATGATGTTTTAACTTCTTCCGGTGAATAATCTTCAATATCATCAGATGTTAAAACATATTCATTTTTTCCTGATTGTCTCATCTCTTCTTGTTTGTCAACAAAAAAGTCAGACAATTTTTGTTTAAATGGCCCAGAATCTAAACTTCTTAATTCAAGTTTTTCTTCTGGAGTTTTTGGTTTAAACTGATCAAATTTAGTTTCAAGACTATTAATCTTTTGTACTAACTGATCCATTTCACCTAATTTTGTTTCTAAAGTTGATAATTGGTTAAATAAATTATTAAAATATTCCTCTTGTTTATCTGACATTGATTTTTGTGTGTCAACAAGATCTGTAATATCTAATTCTTCTTCGCCACCTTCTTCACCTTCAGTTTCTGTATCTAATTCTTCAACATCCGCATCTTGTGCAATATCAACTGGTGGTGCTCCTGTTGGAGCTGGTGTTCCTCCCGGTGGTGGTGGAACATCTCCTTCTGGTGCCGGCGGCGCTCCTCCCGGTGGTGGTGGAACATCTCCACCTGGTAATGGTAAGTCTCCTCCCGGTACTGG